TAGTTATGAGTGGTTGACGTTAAAGGTAAAAGAGGATGGTGTATTTTTAGATGCTATTGTTGTTAAAGCATATGATGATTCAGATAATCGTATTGTAATGCATCATGCCAATCTTGCTCCTGATTACGGTACATCTGATGTCTATCCTATTATGACAACATGGTTTGGGTATGCTTTAGTAGGTGTTGAAGATAGTTCACGTATTGATCATTTTGTGGTTGAAAAGATTTAAATTTTATGTATAATAATATTGGAGGATTAACATGGGTTTCTCAATAATACCATCGGATCATTATATAAAGCCCGGTCGGATAACAGCAGCAGATATTAACCGGGCGTTTGATGATATAAATAATAGGCTTGGTGGCTCAAATTATGTTTTACCGCTTCTTGTTGCAGATACCAATATTATTTATCTTTCGCGCATTAGTGAATGGGGTCCTGATGATGTTGAAGTACATGTGAGAGATGTGACCCCTTATTCTACTGATCCAGCAACAAGGACAGGTACGCTAAAGATATTGCCAAGTATTCCTACCGGTAGTTGTGTAAAGGATACCTCCACATGGGAGATTACTATTGAAGGTACGACGATTGGATCTGGGACGTTTGATGGAGCAACGCATGAGTTTAGTGGTATAGCTTTATATGGTAAGACGATAACAGTACATTTTCATTTTGATTTTGATGATTCGGTTGGATTTTTAGACGTAAGGGAGAAGGTTTTATTTAATTTCCAGCTTGCTGTAGAAGCGTTGACTGATGCTACTGATAAGCCCTGGAGTTATTATACAATTGTTGGACGCGCCGAACCACTGCCTTCATTTGCGTCTTCATATCCCCATGTGCTTGTCAGATTTGATTCAAGGGTTGTTGAGACAGATGCTACAGGGACGGCTATGGTTACTGGTACCGTGTACTTTTCGTGGGGTAGTGATACGACAGGTACACATTGGGAGATCTATAAGGTTATTGATGGTACGGAGACATTAATATCATCAGGAACTGATGCTATATCAGAAAAAAATTTTAGTTTTAATGTTACTCTTACGGATGAGCGGGAGAAGGAGGTTATTTTAAAGGTTATTCTTGGTAATAGTACATTTCCTAATGTGACTTTTACTGATAAGTGTTGGGTGATAACTGATATATCTAATGCTTTACCTCTGATTGAACAGATACCTTCATGTGTTGTTATGCCCCCACTGTGGGAGTCATTCTATACTGTTGGTTCGAGTACTTATGTCTATACATTCTATCTAACTACATCAGCTACCCATTGGGTTGGTGTTGATGATGATAAGCGCGCGCTTAAGTTAGATATAGAGAACGACAATTATGAGATCAGGAAAACTGATGGTACATGGGCAACAATCGCTGATGCCGTTGAGAAAGTAATAGCTATTGCCCATACGCGTAATGCTAGTGGTAGCGAAAATATTTATGTATATGATCCTTATACATTAGATAGTTACATCTATGCAGGTGATGGTAACATACCTTCCGGGGAGACCTTACTATATGTTGATTTTCTTGTAATGTTATCAAAGCAATATGATTACAGTTACATCAAATCACCCGGCGGTACTTATACCTATAATGACAGTCCTATAGAATTTTTATATACAATAGCTGAACATGATACTGGTTTTACAGTTGTAGGTAGCAGGTCACATACGACTCATGTGCATTATTATCCTATTTTGTCATCTTGTATTGCATTTTTTGATCCTACTAATATCAGCATGGAAAGTGGTGGTGGTGTTAGCACCCTTAGGGCTATTATTTTGAATGCTCCGTTACAGGAAGCCGATCTTATAAAATATGGGTTTATTAGCAGTTCTGCATCACCAACGTCGAAAATTGAATATCAGTATGTTATATCATGTCTGGAAGCCCCTGCGGGGATGACAGTTGAGATATATGATGATAGTGATAGCGACTGGCATCCTATTACATCAAGTAGTTATACCATTGATATAGGCGAACTTGATGGTGTACCGGCTTATTACAGTTTCCCCGTACGTGTTGTTGGTACTACTACAGCTAATATTTTATTTAATGTGGAATTAGTTGCCAAATATCACGATGCGTCGGGTACTGTTTCAACAGTATTAATAGAGCGCAGACATATAGCATTGGCTACGTTTTTATCTGGGGGCGCGGCGGCTTATGCAACCTCTCTCTCATTACCCCGCACTAATTTCATGGTTTTTGTTGGTGGATATGGTATGGGTATACCGACGATTGCGAAACCAGATGTTAGTGATATTTACTTAGATAGCAGCACTCATTTGTATTATCTTGGGCTCATCGCTCGCGAACCATTGAAAATTGCTTATGGGGACACTATAGAAGATATCATAGGAGGTGAATCAAGACTTGGTGGTGTAACACTAGAGGATATATCAGCATCCATGCTTGGGTATCGTCTTGATATGGATATTTTATTACCAGCGGGAGTGCTAAAGAGTGAAATCTATGTTGCTTATGATCCATCATCAAAACATATCATAATAAGTAGCGAGTTTACAGGTGGTTGTATTCCTATAGGTGTATTAATAATTGAACGTTATGCTGAAACATTGTATCCGTCGTTGAAATTCATCCCCTATGTACACACGTATGTATATGAGGCAACACGTGGCTTAGAGGTGGGCCGCTTCGGTTTGGTGGACAAGGTTGGGGCAGATAGTCCTGTTATTGTTGCGACAACACATTTTGAAAATGCTGATGATTTGACAAATTTGCTTGCGCTTATGAATATTGGTGATAGTTGTTTGCTTATTGGTGAGAATTATGCGAGTAGCGATTCCCTGAGATTCCCTTATGTGATGGGTGTAAGGAAGCTTGCGGAGGATAAGGTAAAGCTTACGATGCTTACTGATGTGGGTATGGCAACTGTTTTAATGGAGAGTGCTAGCAAGTATGTTTATCCAGTATTAGATGTATTTAGAATTTATTATTTGGATGCATCCGGATCTCTACATACAGTCCCACCACCTATGGGGGCGGTATATACAGGTTCAGCTATAACTGATACCCTTGTGCCATTAGCTGATTTGGGTGACGATCGAAAAATATTAGAAAATATTGGTGAGAAAGTTGTTATCATAGTTGAGCCATACATATATGTCGATAAAACTCTTTTACCTGATCCAAATATTAATATTATGAAAATGGAAGTTGTGTGCTCTGGTTCATATTCGATGGGTAGTGGAATACTTGTGCGACATTTTATAAGACTTGTTGATGAACATGGTATACATCATATAATGAGTATACCTGTGAAAATCATGTTATTTGGGTCTATGTATAATGCTCTTGGTGGTTGGGGTACATCTGGTGGTTCTGGTGGTCCATTTACACCTATAAGCTAATGTATAAGTATGTTAACATAGATGAAGCCGGTAGTAATGTTATTCCATTGTTTACGATGCATGGGCATATTATGCCGTGGGTTGTGCATAATGTATTTGCTAGTGAAGAAGGCTATGCTGCAACGGGTTATTACCTCCATCCATTTGATGTTGGTGGTATTAAATATTACTTTTATCATGAGCTTCCATCGGTGCCATCTACATTGAATGTTTATAGAATTGATGGGGTACCATTGATTGAGCACGTTGATTATGATTTAGTTGGTAATAGGGTTTATCTTGATTGGTATTGGAGGTATGAGTCTATTATTATTGAAGCCGACGGCGTGAAGTTGGCTGCTGATTGGAGACCATATGAATTGTCAACAGAGCCAGTAGCTGATGCTAAGCGACACCATTTTCTTGTTCCTGTTGGAGATATAATTGAATTTGACGGTTCAGAAGCAGGGCTTCACTATTATTATCCGCGCCTTATCCCTAGGAAGGTTTCAATGCCACCTGTTTATTATGATAGGTTTGATTTAGTCTGGACACCGCCTTCTGGTACTATGTTATATGTTAAAGCGAAGCGGAAGAGATTTATAATTTATCAGACAGTACCATACGTAACATTAGATTTGGCGCACTATTATACATGGGATGGTTCTACATATGTTGAACATGATGTTAGTGATGTGTTATATTTTAAAAATACGGGGGAGATAAAATTTGATGATTATGTACCTTATGATGAAATAAGTTTCAAGGTTGTATCTGTTGATGGGATTGTTATGAACTTAAATATAAATCCTTCGAATCTTGAGTTATTGTCGAGGACCGAATTCATGCCATCATTTTTAGTTGGTTATGCCATGGCATCTGATGCATTTCTTGTATCAGTTAGAGGATTTGACCACCGCATTCATTACTATGATTTTGGAGATATTAAGTCTGAGTTACACGGTATTACTGATGTTTTTTGGTTATGTGAATATAGATTATTAGATCCTCTGAAACGGTTAATGATGGTAAGACATGATGTCCATCGAAGGAGAGGAGGATATGTATAGTATTGGTGAGACAGCCATTATACCGGTTTTATTTTTTGATGAGTCATATAGTCTGATGGATCCTGTTGAATTGGAAGGGGAGTATGTTACCCTTACGATGTATCGTCTTGATGCAGCACCGTCTGTAGCGAAATTTATTGATAACTTTAAATGGATATACACAGGGGCTGCAGGCTTGTACGATCTAGAGGTTGTTGTTGAGGAGAATATACTAAGTGGTGGAGATTATTATATTGGGGCAACGAGATATGATGTGGGTATTTATGCATTAAAGGTTAAGCCGCGGCTTCCTGGCACTTATTATATTGTTGTAGAGGCTCATGCATCTGGTCTTGCTAGTGAATGTACTTTACAAACCTTTACCGTAAGATTCATAGAGAAGAGAGACCCATCATTATTATTAATGGAATGAGTGAGTTAGCAACAGCGCGTGGGCTTCATCGTATAGTAATGTCGTTACCTGATGATGCATATACGGCAACTATAAAACGATTTAAGGATTCGTTATTGTATGAGGAATCAGTTAATCTTGAGAAGCTTGATACAGAAAAGTATCTCCTAGAGTTTGTTGATAAGTCGAGTGGTGATGGCTTGATATTTATCCAAGTTGTTAATTCTGTTGGTGATGTAGTAGCTTTTGAGGCCATTGGGGTTAGTGAGGTAAAAACAGATGTATTATGGTTAGTTGGTTATGCAGATACCTATGGTGTACGTTATCCATTAGCAAAGGATGCATTTGTTATATTAAATCATAGTGATTTGCATTATCTGATAAGGAAGAAATTAAAAGGTAACAGGTTTGGGAGGTCATAATGAATGTTGCGGTTGATAGATTCGTTGTCTTGCCTATAACATTTAGAACTAGTGGTGGGTATGCTACATTAGATCCATCTACGAACATAGATGTGGATATCACATATCTTCCGAATTTCGATAGTGATGATGGATCGACGGCAGTCAGTACATATAATATTTTTAACCCCCTAAGTGACCCGAATGTTTGCATTCTATCCTTCCTGTCATCGAAGAGGGGCATCTATATAGTAAAGGTAACATATACAGGGACTGAAATATTATCAGAGCCACCAACTAAATATTTTGTTGTAACATGTGGTAATGATTATGATCCACCGCTAAAGCATACATATGTATATAATCCTCTAACTGGTAATGTATCTGAGGTTCATACAGATTATTACAAAGATAGTGAGAGTACTGAAACCATTTTCAGGAAGAAGATTGTTGGGTTCGTCTATGAAGAGGATGGTGGTGAAGCACGGCTTAATGAGGTAACGGATAAGAATGAATGATACGTAGGGAAAGAGAAACATATGCTGGGGCTGTCTATGTAACTGGTATACCGCTGCCTCTGACACCAAGAGCGTTTGATGGATTATACATCGGGGGACTTCTTTTGCCTTACTATGTCCCCAATGAATTCTATGATCGGTTGCAGACAGATACTGTTAACTTTATAAATGCTGTCTTTGACTTCTGGAGGCCGGCGGGCTTATGTCACTACGTCTATTTGAAAGATTAGGTCTAGGAACAACTGATATAGATCGGACGATCGATATCCTATTAGAGTTGCGTGATGCGCTTCAGCAGCTATCTAGGTGCGAGAAGCGCAAGCTATTAGAATCATATACTGATTTTGGTGGTTATCCATCTGATTTCAAGGAGCTTGTTGCCTTATTAACAAAGATCGAGGCATATGTTGAACTGATTGAACAGCGTTATCCTGCATTTAAGCAGTTCATCGATGATGTTCTTCGGTCACTTTATGATGTAAGACATCTTACATCTAGTGCTGTTTTTTCCTATATGGATGGTATTAATATCGATTATTATCCAGCACCTCATCTGTCATCTGTAACCGAAGAGGTTGATGTTAATGATATAGATGTTAGTGTTGTACCTTATACAGAGGATATCGAGGTTGGTGAGCATTTTATTGCATGTAGTCTTGAGCGTCAGGATAACATACAAAAGATTATATTATCTTTTAAATCTCCTATAAAGGCAACACGGATATGGATGCCAATTTTTGGTGCTAAGGTTGGGAGACTGCTTATTAATACAGTAAGCGCGGGCTTCGATTACTGGTATGGATACATTGTGCCAATCCATAGGGTTATTAATGCTGATGATAAGGTAACTATTGTTGTGGAGATGATGATGAAGCCGCGCTTCGAGGCTGTTAAGAAGCCGGCCGATGTGTGGAAATTATATAAAAAGCCTACTTGGATTGGAGATGCGGTTATTTTGAAGCCGCGCTTGGTATTAGATATATCATCAGGCGCGGGGCTTCTTGAAACAACAACATTACCAATGGTATTCGGCGATAATGGTAGTGTTGTACCGTTTGTCAAGGTAAATGGAATTTATTTCCCTGCAATTAGTCGTGAATATAGTGGATTACCATTTCCATTTCACTATGATGGGCGGTATTATTATTTCCCTATTTATACATCTGGTGATTTCACATCTAGTACGCCTCTTATGGGATATCGTACTGAGTACCGGTTATTTAAATCGTCATCACTTCCGGAGTTATCATATGAGGTTGATTTTTCAGGATTTACACACTGGGTGTTTTGGAATCCTTGGAAAAATAAAATTGAAGCATATCCTTCGGAGGGATTGTTTGCTATACCTCATCTTGAGAGTGAGTTGATTATGATGCCGCCTCCTCCGACGGAATTGCCAGAGGCGCATGAATAGAGGCCAAAATGGCAAGAGATATTGAATATAGGACATATGAGCCATATGAGATACCGCGTGATGTCAGTCCTATATGGGTTGCGCCCCATATTGGCGACTTCGATGCTTATAGTATTTATAACTATTATCTATCTTATGTTGTTGAGAAGGTTTTGAGGTTACCATATGTTGATATTAAGGATGAGGTAGTACAACAGGGGCCGGGCTTATTCATCCCCGGTAAATATATCTTCCGTATCAAGCGTTTTGTTGCTGATGATGCGGTGCCAATTTACAGATTAAGAAAGGGCATCATTTATGTTTATGAGGAGATTAATAATATTCAAGTTTTAGAGGCTATTGTTTTGGATGAGCTTAAGTATGCGGCGGGCTTAATCAATGATGGAACATTTGGGCCTTATCTCAGATGAAGGTTTATAGGAAAATAGATGCGTTTCCCATAGGTGATGTTTTAACAGAGCTGTCTTCGATGATGTACAATGTAGATCAGACCGTTGGTCGTTTATCTCATGTTGTGGATAGGATCGATGGTGTTTCTGATTTATTTGATGAATATATAAAATTATTGCAGACAGTAGCAATTTATACAGAAGATCTTATAGGATTTGGAACATTTGAGAATATCCCCTTGGATGCTGTTGAAACGAATGGTACTGTGATAAATGGCAAACTCTATTCCTATGTTCCTGTTGATAGTAAGTGGATTGTTAAGACGACTGTTGAAGGTCATTTATATATGGATGGTAGTGAGGTACCGATACCAAGTGAGTGTGTTGCTGAGGGGCATATAGTATTTTATGAAGGTGGTACTACGGAGGTGTTAAATCCGACAAATGTTGGGATGCTCTTTGATCGTGATATAAGTAAGGCATATCACTTGGAGGTTGCTGTTCCGGTAAATTATGAAGGAAGGATGGCACGTATTGCTGATGCATTATTTAAGATTAATTTGCAGCCAAGAGATGGCATGGTTTTTGTTGGTGAGCTAAGGATTTATGTTAAAAGTGGTAGGATTAATGATATTTTAATTAATGGAGTATCAAGGATGGTTGATTTGAAGTTTAAGGAACCATATATGGTATTAGAGGTTTTTGATGAGGTGGGAGACATATGGATTTACCTGAAATCATAGGATCAAGATTATCGAACATTTCTGGTATGTGGATAAAGTTAGACCGGGAAGTTTTTGGCAGGAATATTGATGTATTTTTTGCGGAGTGGGTATCAAGAGATTATGATCGTCGTTTGGCTTTTGCTTTATGCAGTCATACGGAAGATAGTGCTGAAGGATTTAGGTATCAAGCACCAGATCTTTCACCTACCCCGAGAGGGGGTCTGTGATGAGACCATTTATCGAACGCATAGTTCAAGACTATTCTGATAATTATGCATCAGTGTGGCGGTATTTAGAGGAATTTACAGATATCAAAGGGATATATTTTGATTTTGTTCCTACATCATTTAAGCGTTACTATGGACCATGGTATCCATTAGAATTTAGGGGGCATCGCTTTTTCTATATAGATCAAGATTCTCCATTCTATCCATCTGATGTACTTGTTTTCTCACCATATCATATTGAAACAAGAGGTGATGCATTTTCATATCAGCAGACATCTGATCCATGGATACCAGTGATATTTTCTTATGATAATGTAAAATTATCTATATATGGTGATGTTGTTTATAAGTTAAAGATAGGGGATAGCTTACAGGTATTTATACCTTTCTTACCTTTGATAGGGAAAATAACAGGTGATTTTTATTGTTCATATAGCGGGAAAAAGTTGTTGTATGTGTATCCTACTGTTGGTGGATTGAGCAGTGGGGTTGGTTGTATTACAACGCATACAGGCACGGGTGCAGCAGATACACGCTTTCCTGTATTGCATCCATTTGATCTAGATAGCGAGTTATCGTGGGATCAATTACTTGTTGAGTATCCCGGTATTCACTGCTTGATACCTAGTAAGGTATCGATAGTATTTACAGATGTTATCGATGTGAATTGGGATGAATTAAATGGTGAAGGTTGTGTTTGGTGGGAATCAGGAATACCATATCTTCTACCTAGAATTGATGCAAAAGCTATTAAGATGCATTTATTTTCCGTGTCGGGAAGTAATGCTTATTGGAATATTGTTGTATCAGTACCATCTTATTCTATTAATAACATTATTGATTTGTTGATGAATGAAACTCATTCAGTTGATGAGGAAGTTGCACCAACATGGAATGATAATGTTCTTATTTATGATTTTAGTGATTTATTTATATATACTGGGATATATAAGCTTGAAGGGAGGGTGAATTTTTGTTATAGTGGTACTATTATAGAGACAGATATTCCTATTTCATTTGGGGTGCTACATATTGGGGATGTTGATGTTGAAATAACCAAAAAGACATATGTAAGTACTGGGGCAACTATTGTAACATACACCATAAGTAGGGGATTTGTCGAGTGTGATAGATTGAAGTATGAGATTGCTTGGAAAGAGGGGATGGAAACAAGGTATATGGAATTGGGATATTCAATCGGACAATTAGATGCTTCACGTTCGGCAACGGATTTTAAGTTACGCATTTATTACAATGATGAGTTGGTGAAAATAATTGATATTACAGACATCAATGAAATAATGATTAGTGATGTACCTTTGCCAATTGCTTATTACATATCTAATGAGAACCGAGTGCATGTTGAGTGGGATAATGAGACATATGAATGTTACGAAAGACTCATTAATATAACGGGTACCACATCATGGGTTGCCCTATCATCATCTCCTTACGATTGGTATCCTGCTGTTGGTGTTAACCTTGCTGCTATTTATAAACTTAAGCATAGAACACTGGGAATAGAAGGACCGAGTATTACAGTAGAAATTAATAATGAGTTAGTGCGTACTGAGATTGTTGATGTCAATCGCAAATACATAGAAGTCGGTGAGATTGAGATTGACGCTTATGCGCGCAGGCCTCAGCTTTATTTTGTCTATGATACAGTTATCCCCAATGGGGCGGCGGGCTTCAAATTCCTAGTATATGGTGACTTTGATGAAGCTAATTTATCTTACAGTTTTGATGGAGTACACTTTCAGCCATTTACCATGGGTGATATTATCTATTTCCCTGAGGTACCAAATTTAGATCATCTATGGGTACGGTTTGAATCAAGTAATGTTAGATATGTGCAAAGTGCATATATTAAGTTTATCTTTTAAGGGATAGAGATATGACAGAAGATAAGTTACTACAACTAATACATAATGGGGAGTTTGATGATTATATTGAAACGCTGAATCTTAGGATTAAAAAGTTGCGCAATATAGCTGATGATTATGCAAAGTTAATGGATGCGATAGAAACAAGTTTTATGTATGATTTAGATATTATCCAAAAGTGGAGCATACATGTCCTACGTGACTATCTGAGGAAGAGATTTGATGTTGTATGGGAGTGGAAGATTTCTGATTGGGATTTGGCTAATATAAAGGCGCAGTTAGCTCACAGTATTGTTGTTGATGGTGTGATGATTAAAGATCTTTATATTTTAAATGGCAGAAGGGTTACATTCGAAGGTACATATCATAATTTAACAGATGTTAATGAGGATACATACTTCCGTATCCATGGTTACCGTCAGGCAGCTGTAGCTTTCCAGATACAGATTAGTAAAGGGGTAAAATATTTAGCAATAAACATGTTCCCCCGTTGGCATCAGTATGTATATTTAATGTCGACTGATGGGCGAAGGTTATCTAATACAGTTCTCAATGCTGGAATTATCCTTATACCAGTAAAGGAGCCTGGCGATTATTTCCTTGTTGTTGGTGAGTTATTTGATAGAGAAAGCATCATAATGATATCGGATATTATTGCGTTGGGGGAATATCAGGATGTACCAGAGGTTACGTTCTCGTGGAAGCCGGCGGGCTTCTACAACTATTTCTTTGCTTATCCATTATTGGCAGGTAAGACGGCTTTGAAGGTAACAGATGGTACTAATAGTGTGGATATTTCATATGGTATTAACTTTATACAAAAGTGGATGGTTGAGGAGTCTGAAGCCCATGCTTCAACCAGCATTGATTATTTAGGGACCCATTACGATAAGGCTTATTTAGTGGATTCAATATCACCTATTGTTGCCAAAAAGATGGAGGGGGAGCGGCTTATTTACTATTTCCCCAAGTTAACCACTGTTAAAGGAAATGGCCGGCTTTTACAACTTGATCTAACCTGGAGATTCACGCGCCCTATTGACATTGATGGTGAAAGATCATTAATCGGTGTTTTTAAGTCTGATGGTAGTGATTTTGAGATTGACGGCATCTATTTATCATTTAGTGAGCCTTTATATTTCATTGACAGAGATTATTTTTATATAAAGGATAGCAGGGGGCATATATATCTTGTATTTAGACGTGATCCAAGTGAATTAGAAGCTGGTGATGCGATATACTGGTATAATCTAAAGGATATGAGCATTAAGGTTAAAGCAACACATGGTGGTGTGTTGTTCATGGGTTCGGATAACACATTGTTACCATTGGCACCTAAGCGTCCAATCAATTTTGAGTTAGGCGGTTATGGTGAAGGTCCATTATTAGCCCCTGGTGGAACTCCTATGGAAGAAGAAGAGGAAATATCATGAAGATTGATGCACAATATTTTGAAAATTATTTCAAGCAATATGCTGCACTTGCGCATGATATCTCCAATCTTGTTGCTTATTACCAGAATATAACAAACATATATGATGCATTTGGAAGTGCTTTATCTGTGTTCTTCCCTGTTGAAAAGGATGAGTATTTTGTAGCTAACAAAACATTAAGGACCGTTGAATCGATTTTATCTCTCACACACCATGTGGAAACCGAGCTATCCTTTATCCGCCTGAGCACCAGTACTAACTTAAGAGTCATTCCGGCTGTTGAAAGGACTATTGGTATTAGTAGTGTCAGAGAAGCACATGGTGTTACAACATCTATAACATATGGTGCAACGAGCCGTGAGCCATTATCATTGATAAACAGAATTTTTGTAGACGAATCACTTTATTGTGAATTGCTGTTACCATATACGGACCAATGGATTCTTGATGTAGGGTTTACTCTTATGGAAACAACCCATTGGAATACGTTAAAAGTTTTGCAAATTCCGCCAATAGTTGTCAATATAGACAGCATTGAGGTTGGTGGTATTAATTATGAGCCTTATAATAGGCAATATCCTCATCTATTTCAGCTTCCTGATACAGCAATTAATGCATTTAAAATCACAGGTTCATCTGCTGAAATCATTGTGAGCGGGGCTTCAGCTTCAATCATCGGATTCACACACATAGGAGTTTATTATAGGCGTTATCATACATATGGTGTATTTAATGCTTATTTCCATAATGATACAGATAGAGAGATATCCGTAAGTCCTGTGTATTATATACCACCTCAGTTGTATGAGGATTATGACACTGATAGTGATATTATCATTGTAAAGTTATATAAAACAAGTACCTCACCATCGGGATTTGAACTGATTTGGACATCTCTATCACCGACATCGATTATCCTTGATGCTGATAGTGATATATATGTTGAGGTTGAGTTAAGAGGGAATGAAAAATATACGCCTTTATTTTATGGTATTAAACTTATAGAGGTCTAAAATGACGGATAGTGATTTCACAGCTTTGCAGCAGCGTGTTGCTCAATTGGAAGAAACCGTTTTGGAGTGCATAACAATCGTGCGTTCGTTGAGTGGAGTGATGGAATTATTACAGCAACGTATTGCTGATTTGGAAGATAAATCATCATTACTAGAGAAGGAGGGAGTTTTACTGAGTAATGATGATTATCAGCGTTATAAGGATATGTGGAATCGTTTGCTTATATTAGAGCAAAAATATCGTGAGTACTTAGCAAAATTACTGCGCAGTTTAAGAGAAAAGCATGTGGATCCTCTCGAATAGTTATATTGAGGATGATAAGGCAACCGTTTTCTATGCGGCTTCAGATGATGAGTTACCAGCAATTTTATTCAAGGTTAATGATCATTATGAATGTATGTATGTGCATGGGAGAGGCCGGCCGGCTTCACTAACATCTGGTTATGTGAGACTCCCTCGTGCTAGTACTCGTTATTATCACATAAGAACGAAATCTATTGACAGAAACATTTATGAAATTGTCCTACCGCGCCCACGGACCGGGATTGTTGCATTATATGACCTACAGTCTGATACGTTTGTGCATGAGCTGCATTTATCAGAGCCAACAACTGATTTCGAGCATATCGTTGTTGATATTGCTGGTAACATGTTACGCATCCATATCCCCGATAAGGTATATGGTGATTGTTATGTTACATATCATAGCACATCCACACCACCCTCACAACCCAATATTGTAACATCATTTCCTATTGTGAAAAATGGGACATATAATGTTGAGATAACAGAGCCGGGCCTCTACAACATTTACGTTAGAGATAAATCAGGTAATCTGTTGGGGCCTCATGCTGCTTATTATGATCCAACATTTGATAAGAAGATTGTTCTATCATCCTTAAGGCAGGTAAGTGGGGTTGTCGTGGGCACTGTTAAAAGCAATTATTATCCTGTCGTTGTTTTTAGGTGGATGGGTGAATTAGATCGGTATGTATATTTAACTACATTATTCGAGGGGCAGGATTATTTTGTAGATGAGGATCCATTCTTTGGGCAGAATATTTATGCATGTGGTTACACGAAGGAGGGTGAGGCATTTCTTGTATCTTCAGCTAGTTTGGTATTTTATCCTTGTGAGTATCTTACTGCTCCATTTCTATCCGTTGCTAGATTAAGTGAGGAGGATTTATACATGGAAGTAACAAGGATTATTGAGCATGTTATCGTCAGAGATGGGCTACGCACGGCACGCGTTACTGTTTATCCCAATCCCGATGCAAGCGGTTCGTACACAGTCCTTGATGATAGTACTGATTATCCACTCTCTCACTATGGTGATGTATTAGTCGACAGGAAATATGTTTTTGTTATTAATAGATCTGGCACATCTATTTATGTTGCCCCCAATACAGTTTCAGGTAGTGACATTATTTCAACAGGCATAGAGATCCCTAATAATACTTATAAGATATTGGAGATAGAGACACTTCCAATGCTTTTTAGGCTTTCCAGTAGCCCATCGGCAGGTGGTAAGGTAATTATATGGGAGGTTGGCTAATGATTGGATTTGCGCGGGTTAATGAGTTTTTTGATGTTACAGAAAAAAACGGTATAGCTAATAAACTATCTGATGCAATAATAAGGCAGATAGCTATGGAGAAGCCGGCTTCATATAGATTAGATGGGCATGAGCTTAAGGTTGAGTATATCGTTGATGACGGCTACGGACTGCTTATTCTATTCCGTCCTAATATGCAACAGTTAGTATATATTAGAGATGGGAGATAAGGATAACATCAGGTTGTTATTGGAGGAGATGTTAAGCCGCCTTGGTGATAAGCATATTAGTAATGGTGATGCTGAGATTATAGCTAGGGCTATTACGTCCCGTCTGAAACCGTTTTTTGATAATGTAATACTACGCACAGTACAGAAGGTATCAGGTAGCGATGAGATTTCTAAGGAGATCCAAGAACTACATGATTTAATCAATGATAGGTTTACTGAGTTGCAGGTTGAGGTTGTGAAGAAGAAGGATACGATTTATTTATTAGCTAATTTAATTGCGCTTCTTGCCAATGTTATCTTGCTAGTTTTTAATCTGATGCCGAAGTAAAGGAGCCCTCTATGAGGGTATAAAAATGCGATGCTTTTATTATGGACAAATATCCCGGAAGCACGGGGATATATTGTTTATAAAGCCCCTCACTTTGTCTATCCAACAGGGAAGTTATCGGAACCGAAGTGTGTTTGTAAAGGGGATAGTGATACATCGGATCCAGGTTTTAGCGTGCCCTCCTATGTTGATGATGGATTAAAGGGATTTTTAAGCCCGCCAGAAGGTTATAATTTTTATGCCTATACCGAAAGCAATCACTTAGAGGTTGATACAGGTGTCTATGTTGTTGTTGCGATTAATGGTATTTGTGCATCAAGTTATTCAAATCCTGTTAGCATTGTTTCCGAGTTGGAAGAAAAAACTATATCAGTAGCTATAAGAGAGGTGCCTGTTGATGATACTGTTGTAGCCAAGCGTTTCTGTCGGTGGGGTGTATTTTTAACAAAAGTACATTGGAATTTTAATATTGATAGCATTATAAGTACTGACTATAATGTTGACATTGAATTCAGCACTCTAACCAGCGGTTCCTTTGTACTTACTGGTGTACCTCCTACTGGTAGTGAGGATGTATCAAGTAGGTCATTTTATAAGTATGCTTTCGAGCCATTAGTCATTAAGGTCAGCACTGATGGCTGTTCTATCAGTCAAGTAAATATTGCTATCGATGTTGTTTTGATTGAATACCCACTAGATGTTATAAGGGTTGCCCTAGAGAAAACAACGGTTATAGATCGTTTTGATAAACCCGAGCCATCCTTAGATTATGTCACAACGGGTTATCTTAGGAAGCCATTGATATTAGATTGGATTTATGTCGACACATCTGGTTCTTTAGATGCATATTTATTATTGCATAAGCGCGGGCTTTATCACCACTATGGTTTGTCATTGGATAATAAGTTTAAGCCACCGCTTATTTTAAGTGATACGGATGATCTAGCACTATATACCAAGGGTGATCCAGGTTCTGTAGTTATGGTAAGTGAAGGCCCGCTTCAGGTAAAGCAGGATAAGTTACCTGACATGAAGGATGTTTATTTTGAGGGCGGCTTCCTCTTAGGGCATGATAGAGAAATAAGACGTATATATCTGTTCAAGGGGGCAATTAAACATATTGATGTCCAATTTTACAAGCAGCATGATGATGCCGAACTGACGGTTTATACACCACAGGCGGGGCTTCAAACATTTTTCATCCCTAAGGATATATTATCTGCGCAGTTCGTTACAGATATTCCATTTGATGCTGGTTCATATGTAATAATAAGTTCAACAGAAGAGCATCCTATTACTGTGGATTGTGATGTGCGTATTGAGATATGGAGAGAGTATCCACCTTGCATATGTGAAATTACTGTTGAAGAGGAGGAAGAGGAGGGTGCGCGGCCTCTCATTTACGATGGCACTTATTTTGAAGGCGGGGCTAATGGCTGGCGCTACAAGACATATCCTTTCCAAGCACATCTATCAAAGGTGATGTTTCTTGGACATGACTTGTTTGATGTACCTGTGCGATACAATTTCTATATTAATGGAGATCTGGTAAAGACATATGATCTTAATTTCTCAACTAGCCGCCTTCTGCAATTTGATGTAGATATAACAGTCCCAGCTAATGGTGTCCTTGTTATCGAACAGATTATTATGGATCGTACAATGTATGAGGTTACAAGGGATGTTGATGTCATATGGTCGCTTACCTTTGAGGGTGAAGGAGCATATATAGCAACATACACGGCGGCTGATTCTGTGCTCTTGAATTCGCCATCATCTAATAGTACAACAGAATTCCAGCTTATTGATGCTATTACATTTCCACATGCTGTTCATTTGACAGGCATGAGTGCTTCGGCGGCTTCTGGTAGTGATAATGCTGTATACAAGGTTGAAATACCGGATTTAGACATTAGCTATGAATTTACAGGTACATATCTATGTGACCCTGTTGTAGAGGTACCGCCTTATACTGCTATAAGGGCTTATTATAAGGTTGATGACCCTGAAGGAGGTGAGGTTGCATACCCACAAGTCCTTTTGCATATAGGCTTTTTGGCTGAACATGAGGAGTTTGTTGATCTTGATAATGTGGGTATATTTTGGTTGAGAGAGCATAGCGGGAGTCTGTATGACACTATTACTCATCAGCTTGCTTTGCCGAGTGGTACTTATAGGTGCATCTTCTTGCAGGCATCTGTTTACCAAACGCCACTGGATGAAGCAGATATTATTATTGATATAGGGGGGAGCGGAGATACTCTTAATGTGAAGCCGGGGCTGCATAACATTTACAAAACAACGGATTTCACCTTTGGTAATATGGATACGGTTACAGTTAATTCAAGCGACCCGCGGCTTATGCACGGTATTGTTATCATGGCTATCTATCAGAAGGTTGAGACATGAAAAAGATAATTTTTATAATATTAATTATGGCGGTGGTTTCCATATCACAGATTATTAGCGTTGGTGAGAATAGAGCTATTATCAACTTTGGTTCTTATGAAGGCGCGAAACTGTTGATCTATGATGATGTCCATGAGCTGTATTGGTATGACGGTTCTTGGAGCAGTGATCCCAATGAATTGGGAGGTTATACATCAATACGGTATCCTATGGAAATAACGGGGTTGGTACCGGGCAGGAAGTATTGTTTGAAGGTAGTTGGATTATCGGGTACTGCTTATAATGCACTTTCATCCACCTATTGTTTTAATACTCTTGTTAAACCTATCAAGAGATTTACAAGTTGGGATAGTATTTATGTGGATATAGGTGTTTTTGATACCATAAAGGGGAATTTTATGATGTTTTTCCCTTATAATACAGAGCCACCGCATGTAAGTGGGCTTCTCTATCTAAAGAGATCTGGTGATGTTGATACGCTTATGTATTGGAATGGGATTCGTTGGGTTAAACTCATAGAGGTTGGAAGTGCAGGATTTGCCACTTTATATGATGGTTCTGGCATCCGTGGTGGTACTTATAATGGTACGTCTGATGTGACGTGGTATATTGAGCCGAGCGCTACTATTGATACTCTCGGTGATAGTATTTTTGTTAAGGATAATTCCATAGACAGTATAAAAATAAAAGATAAGTCAATTGCAACATCTGATATTGCACCAACGGGTAATAACGGGCAGGTATTAACAATTGATGGTGGAAATGTTGTGTGGGGTGATGCTTCTGGTACAGCTCCAAGCGACCATGCATTTGATGTGCTTATAACTAATGAATCATTAGAGAAAGAGTGGAGAACACAGCCAGGCTTAAAGAGAGCAACGACAACAAATTTTGTTATATATAGATATTAATAGGAGGTAATAATGAAAATATTAAAAATAATAGGAGCTATCTTACTGTTGTCATCGATGGCGTTAGGTGTTGTACCGGGCAAGCTTATGTATATGGGAAGGTTGGCTGATGCCGACAATCATGTTGTTAATGGATATGTAGAGATGAGGTTTAAGTTCTATTCAGATAGCACAGGGACAACGCCTTTTAAAACGATTGAGTTTGTTGGTGATGATTCCATTGAGGTTTCGGCAGGTTACTTCTTTGTTGTTATGGATTTATCAGATGTTATTGATTCGCTTAATCAGACAGTGTATCTTGAGGTTGATATTTATAATAAAGGCACATCTAGTTGGGAAACATCTGCAGAGAGGGAGAGGCTTGTAGCGCAGGTGCCTTATACGATATGGGCCCGCCGATCGGCTGTTGCTGAGACTGCAAATGTTGTTGGTTCTGGTGCTGTGCAGACAAGCATGCCTATAACAGGTGATGGCACATCTGGTAATCCAATTTCGCTTACATATGGTTCGGGGCTTACACTTTCAAGTTCGGTGCTAATTATAGACTTTGATAATAGCACTATTGATACCAATTCATCAGGTCAGATTAGAGTTAAACCGGGTGGTATAACATCAACAGAAATTGATGATGATGTGACATTTACTAAGATTCAAAACTCATCTGGGACACTGCAGTTTGTTATTACTGATGGCAATACTGCACTACAGTTTGCAGCATCTGGGATCAATAGTGTTAGTTTTGATTCTGATAACCATAGAGTTACATATACAGCAGAGGCTAATACCAATGTACCTATTACAGGTGATGGTTCATCCGGATCACCTATTAGTTTAAATTATGGTAATGGACTTACATTATCAGGATCGGATCTTATTATTAATGAGAGTGATATCCCATATACACCATCGGATGTGTCTGATTGGGATGGTAGTACAGATCCTGGAAATGTGAACGATGCATTGGATCAATTAGCTAGTAGAACTGCCAATATTGAGAGTGGTAGCAATAATAATTATATCCGCAATCAATATTCATCTGCGCAAGCAGCAAGTTTTTGGATTAATGGAAAAGGTAAAGCTAGTCAATTAATTGCTGATGATGAATTCTTATTAGGCGATGTATTAAACATCTATCTAAGTAGTGATACAGTATATTATGTGTCTGATTCTGTACTGTGTTTTGGTGGGGGCTTAATTATCGAAGAAGACAATGATGTGAAATTAACGGGTGATCTTTATATTCCGAATGCTACTGTGAATACTGCAGCAAGTACATTATTAGCTATAACAAATGGCAAAGTAGAAAAAATTCTAAAGTCAAGTGTTACGGCTGGTGTGTCTTCTATTACAGGAGGACTTGGTCTAGAACCCGATGATGCATCTACAGGTGACATTACTATGACTGTTGACATGACAGAGCTTTATCTTAAAGGACTGGTAGCAACTACATATGATTCGTTAAGGGTAAAAATAGATGGTAATACAATATGTTTTGGTGGCTCTAATGAATTACAAATTTGTTATGGTGGTATATCAACAAATCATATTAGCGATGGTACAATTATTGATAATGATATATCTTCCAGTGCGGCTATACAGTGGACGAAGATAAGCAAATCGGGATCTTCCATAGATGATTTAGGTGACGTAAGTACGAGTTCAGCAGCTTCAGGGGATATATTATATTATGATGGAAGTAAATGGACAATCCTTTCGGCTGGAACAAGTGGCTATGTACTTCACACGAATGGAGCTGGAGCGGCGCCTTCATGGAGCACAATGGCCGATCTAATAGCAGGAGATGGTCTAAAATATACATCAGCCGGGAATTATAATGGTATAAATGATAAAACACTTCAAATAGATGTAGCTGATTCATCTTTAACATTTTCTGATTCCAAGTTAAAGGTTTCATTAGGCAAAGCGACCTTGACAACAACAAATTATAAAATATATAGAAATTATTAAGGGGTGGAACAATGACGCGCTATATAGCTATAATTGTATTGTTATCTTTTACACTATCATTTGCCCTTGTGCCTATGAAGATTGTATATAAGGGGCGGCTTACTGATGCTAATAATAAGGTACTAGATGGTACTTATGACATGATATTTAGGATTTATGATGGTGGTTGTAATAGTGATTGTTCGGAGTGTACAGGTACCAAGCTCACTGACGATACGGTATCTGTTGAAGTGAATGATGGTTATTTCCATCATGTTATTGATCTATCATCTTTATCATTAGAAAAGTTAAATAAGCAGCTGTTTTTGGAGATATGGGTTAAATATGGAGATTTTGAAAGGCTGTGCCCTCGTGAGACGCTATACACGAGGGCTCCTTATACTATATGGGCGAGATCAAGTGCTGTGGCTGAAACAGCAAATGTGGTAGGAAGCGGGGCTGTTAATACAAGTGCACCTGTTACGGGTGATGGGACAGCAAGCGGTCCTATAACATTATCATATGGGGGCGGGCTTACCCTATCAGGAAGTGCATTGATAATCGCATTTGATAATAGTACTATTGATACCAATTCTGCTGGAAAGATCCGTGTTAAACCTAGTGGTATTACATCGACAGAAATTAATGATGGAGTTGTGTTTTCATCTATACAAAACAGTTCTGGTGCCGAGCAATTTACTGTTACTGATGGCAATAAAGCATTACAATTTGCTGCATCGGGGATGAATTCCGTTTCGTTTAATTCGACTTATAATCGTGTTACCTATACAGCAACGGCTTCAGTAAGTGCTCCTATCACAGGTAATGGAACATCGGGATCACCTATAGGTCTTAATTATGGTACTGGGCTTACATTATATAGTTCAAGTTTGATTATCGATGAGGATAATATTCCTTATACGCCTAGTGATCTAACTGATTGGAGTGGTAGTACAGATCCAGGTGATGTTAATGATGGACTGGATCAGTTGGCTGATCGTATAACTTCTATTGAGGAAGGTAATAACACAAGTTATATCCAGAATCAGTATAGCACAACACAGTCAGCGAGTTTTTGGATTAGTGGAAATGGTAGAGCCAGTCAATTGATAGCTGATGATGAATTTCTATTAGGTAATGTATTGAATATTTATCTCAGTAGTGACACAGTATATTATGTATCTGATTCTGTACTGTGTTTTGGTGGCGGCTTAATAATTGAAGAGGATAATGACGTAAAGGTAAATGCCGATCTTTATATCCCAAGTGCATCTGTAAATGCGTCAGCAGAAACACTGTTGGCTATAACAGATGGTAAGGTTGAAAAGATATTGAAATCTAGTGTCGTAGCAGGTGTATCATCTATAACTGGTGGACTAGGGCTCAATCCTGATGCTACGACAGAGGGTGATGTTGTAATGACTGTTGACATGACAGAGCTTCGTCTTAAAGGACTAGTAGCAACTACATATGATTCACTAAGGGTCAAAGTAGATGGCAATACGATATGTTTTGGGGGATCTAATGAATTACAAGTTTGTTATGGTGGTATATCGACAAATCATATTAGTGATGGAACTATAGTTGATAACGACATAAGTGCCACAGCCAACATAGCATGGATAAAAATTAATAAGTCTGGTTCATCCGTAAATGATTTGGGAGATGTTAGTGCATCAGGGGCAGCCACTGGTGCGCTTCTTTATTATAATGGTTCATCGTGGATCGATTTATCTCCAGGTACTAGTGGTTATATCCTGAGAACTAATGGAACAGGCTCGGCGCCTTCATGGAGTACATTAAATACCTTATCAGCAGGTGATGGATTGACATATGTTTCAGGTGGGCCATATGATGGTACAAATGATTTAACATTGAAGGTTAATGTAGCTGATGCATCGCTTACTATTATAGGAGGTGGGCTTGCTGTTACGCATGGAAGCCCGGTGGCTACATCAGATAATTTTAAGTTATATAATAATCATTAATAAGGAGTGGTTGTTATGAAGCCGCGGCTTCTTCTACTCATCAGCATTTTTATGATTATTAATGCATGTTTAGCAGGAGTGCCTAAAGTATTAATGATAAAAAGGCAGTTAGCTAGTAATGATGGATCTGTTATAAACGGAGATACGACTATTGCTATATGTATATATGACGTTGGGTGTAGTGGTGATGATTGTCCTGATGCATGTACCGGTAATCCTATAGTATGTGATACGCAGGTAGTAACTGTAAGTGGCGGCTACTTCTATTTTAAATTGGATTTATCATCAGTAGATGATTCCTATCTATCTGATACTTTGTATCTTATGGTATCGGTAAAGAATGGTGGGTCTTATGAGGATTTATGTCCTAGGGAAACTCTTTATGCGACGCATGCATGTGCACTGAGTTCACATATTGCAGATAAGTCATATAATAGTGATAGTTTAGGCGGGCATCCACCTGATTATTATTTGGATAATACGATTGACACATTTATTGCATACTGGGATTCCATAAGAAACATCCCTGAAGGTTTTGCGGATGGAGTTGATAATGAAGGAGTTAAAGGTGAAGGGAAAATATATCTAGTAGCATATTGGGAGAATGAGTCAACTTTAACTTATGATAATTCTTTATATTGGGATGCTGTAAATAATAGATTAAAAATAGGGCCGATGGAAGGTGTGATACCAAGTGGCATGTTACACATTGATGGAAATGGTGCAACAGGTGTTGACGAGATATATATTGAGAATCCAGGTGATAATATATTTATAAATTTTATAGCAGATGGAGATAAAGAAGCAGGCATTAAATTTAGTGGGAGTTTCACTCTTGCCCGGTTGGCTAGTACACATGACTTAAGACTTTTAAGGATTTATAATAGCACTTATGAACCATCACTTTATATAAAAAATTCTAATGGATATGTAGGTATAGGCACAGATACACCATCAGCCAAGTTTGATGTAAACGGGGCTGCAGAAATAAATGGACAGCTTGATATGACAAGTCATAAAATTATAAATCTTACTGACCCTACTAATTCACAAGATGCTGCTACTAAAGCTTATGTTGATGCACAGGCAAGCAATGATGACCTTTCCGACAATGTTCTAAATGACCTTTCAGATGTGAATGTGACCCCTTCGGACGGTCAAGTTTTAAAATATAATAGCTCAAGTGGAAAATGGGAGGCTGCTGTTGACGATACAGGTCACTATGAACCCAAAGATACATTTATAGCATACTGGGATAGTATCCGCAATATACCGAACGATATAGCTGATGGTGACAATTTTGACACACTTAAAGCAAGTTGGTCTTATATAAAAGACATTCCGTCAGGGTTTGCTGATGGAGTTGACGACACGGGACATTTCGAACCAAAGGATACATTTATCGCCTACTGGGACTCCATTAGGAACATCCCCAACGACATTGCCGATGGTGATGATATAGACACAATAAAAGCCGATTGGAATAACATTAAAAATATGCCTTCTGATTTTGCGGACGGAGTTGATGACACAGGTAAAACAATTGGTATAAAAGACACGATGATAGCTTACTGGGACTCTTTACGCAATGTGCCGTCAGATTTAGCGAATGGCGATGATGTAGATACATTTATTGCGCACTGGGATTCAGTAAGAGGTAAACCACAACTGTATTGGATAAATTTGTATATTAAATTGGATGGAGATACTATTATTGATACAGTTTACAATCAAGATACAGTAAAATCAAAGGCAGTTGATAGTCTTAATTATAGAGTTGTTATTGCTAATCATTTGCATGGTGGTTCTAACCATTGGAAAGTGGAATCAATCGTGGCTTCGACGACAATTGATGATTCAACGACAGTTTATTTATGTGATGCTTCAGATGAAGCAATAACTCTAACTTTAACAGAACCTTCGGAAAATAAAGATAGATTATTAGTTATTAAAAAATTAGATAACAGTGCAAATAAAGTTACCATTGATGCTGGTTCGAGCACGATTGATGGTTCGCAAACATATAACTTGAATTCACAGCATCAAAGTATTATATTAATATGTGACGGAACAAAATGGTGGATTATAGCGGATAAATAACTATGAAACCGATAAACAGGACAACAACGCTAATATATAAGAAGGGGCGCAGGGTCAAGGTCGAGAAGTATATTAAGAGGATTTATTATCCTGACCACAACAATCCTAAAGTTCTAAAGCCCATCATAACAGAACCTAAAGACGCAAAGATATATTATACTGGCTACAAACACGAAATAATTGACCACGATTTACTTATAGGGTTTTCTCCAAAATATAACGACTTGCCGTTCTTACGTTTTACTGACCCGAAGACAGAAAACACATGGGCTTTATGGATAAAGGGGTTCGGTAAAAATATACCGAAGACAGGAATCCGCCCTAAATCAATCGGTAAATTAAAATACGGTATGCACTATGAGATTGACCCAAATGTTGAACTTAAATTTGAAATCTTAGGACATATGATTCGTAAGATTATTGTTGTTCACAAGCGCCCCGAATGGAATGAAATAACATTTATTATATCACGATTTGGTGGACATTTGATAACAGGCAAAACTTTCGGCAAGTCCGAACCCTTATTAGCCTTTCGTAAAAACGATATAAAGCCATTATTTAAATTTTTGCGCCCCACAGTATATGATTCAAGCGAGCCCTTAAAATACCATAAACCTATGCTATTTCTTAATAATATACGGACAGGGGTTTGGGAATTAAAGATAAAGCTTTCGGGAAAGTGGCTTGATGAGGCGAAATATCCGATTTATATAGACCCGACACTTGAACTCCAACCAGATGCTGATGAAGGATATGATACTTTTATAGCCAATGATGGTTCTAGTGATTATCTTCTTAATTGTGGTGTTTTTATTGGGTTGCAGTTGAGGGCTGATAATTCTCGTGGTGAAGTAAAAAATATATTAATAAAATTTGACCTTAGCGATATTCCACAAAATTCAACAATTATATCTTCTATCTTAAGTTTATATATGTATAGTAATCACGGCGATATAACAATCCGCAAATATCGAATTTTGCGAGACTGGGGTGAGGGAAACAAAAATGTAGCTGAAGCAACAGAAGGAGAAAGTTCTTGGGCGTGGTATGCCCGACCTAACGAATGGTCAATTTGGGGGGCACAGAGTATCGGTGAAGATATAGCTGAAGCAGATGATGATGATACAACTATTTTATATTCGCAAGGTCGTAATATCTGGGTTGACTTTGATGTAACTGCCTCTACACAGCAAATTATAAATACGGGAATAAATTATGGTTGGAAACTTGGTGGTGTTAATGCACCATTGCTAAAATATGTGCGCTTTGAAGCATCAGATTGGGATATGCATCCCAAACTTACTATAGAATATGATGATATATACTGGCATATTGGCAGAGTAGGTTGGGAAGGTCAAGGAAGACCGTTTAAGTGGATTTTTGATTGACGGTCTTTAATTATCCATATTAAGTATATGTATGAAGTTACAAAGTCTTAATATCATATTAGCGTTTATTGTTTTGTTGTTTTTTACCGACTTATCTGCAAAAACATTAGGTTATGGTTTGATCACAGGATGTGATGTTTACCATACATATGGTGGAACTATCGGGTTCTTTACATATGGAGGACTAAAGTACTGGGGTATATCATTATCTTATCATCAATCATGGGATGGCGATTACTGTGGTGCTAATATTACTGTGAATAATTCATATCGGTTCGAGTTCTCAAAACATATTGGTGTAAGCATAGGCAGTTTGACTGGTGTTGGTATTTTATTTACTGACAGAGTGCTGAGTGAGCATATTGAAAGTTTCATTGGGGTATTTTATAAGTGGAAGCGGGGCTTCCTTGAACTTGCATTACATACAATGGTTGATCCTTACCATAAGAAGACGTCGTTTAATAACTGTTATACAATACAAATAAAGTATTTTAGGATATTTTAGGAGGCTTATTGTGGCAAAGGATAATAAAAAGAAAGACAGTGGTAAGAAACCATTTTGGAAGAGCAGAACCTATTGGGGTTTGTTTATAGCAGCCATAGGTATGGTACTAAGCAAATACGCAACATCACCATGGCTGTCAATGATCGGGCATTTTTTGGAAACCTTTGGTCTTTTGCTTGCAGGTTACGGTCGTGCTAAAGCAGTAAAACAGATAATTTTTAAGGATAAAAATAATGGAGGTGAGGAATGAATATCATGGAGGTTTTTGGCAATATGGATTCGCCAATATTGGGCGCGCTTCAGCTCGTACTTAGATTCCTTGCTGGTAAGTTCGTTAAACCGTGGTACGACGGGCAGCATACCTATGCTAAGTATCTTATAACAGATGAAGCGCAGGCCCTTTATGATGGTCTATTGCTTCTTAGAGAAAAAACAACTGATGAGGAGAAGAAGAAGACCATAGAGCAGATAATTGAGCTTATACGGAGTGTGTTTGAAGCCGCCGAGTTTGGCGTGGACTTTAGGGGTGTTGAAATTGGCGACTGATGAGAAAGGTTATTGTAACATTATGTGTGTTATTTAGTTTGATTGCTGCACAGGATTTTTCCTTCCATTATTCTCCATGGGAGGCTCAGCAGGCTAGAGCTGAATTAGATTACCGATTATGGAGAGGAGGCATTGTTTATGCTAAATTTGGTATGTGGAACCATTTTGGTGATGAGAAGGGCGCCGGTCTATATTTCGGTCTACCTGTGAAAGTTTCATTATATCAGAATATTCTTAAGGCACAGGCTTCAACTAATTACGGTTTTGGATACTTGTATCATGGTGATAAGCTTAACAAATATGCAAACGGACAGGTGAATTTTGTTCTCCATATCAAGATTGGAAATACCTACTGTCTTACATGTTGCAAGGAGTATTCTAAGGATGTGTACCTTGATATCGGGATAGGTTATACGCTCTTTAGATATAAATATGATGATTATAAGGATGTCATTTCTATATTTTTCGGTGTATCATTTATAAATTGAAATGAAAGGAGGTCCAGTGGATTTACGTATTATTATCTTGGTTATTTTGCTCCTCACCATTCTTTATGTTGCTGGTCCAAAGGGATTTAGTTCACCCTATCATGAGTGGTCATGGTGGGATGCTCAGATCGGTCTGGCTACATGGGTACCCCCACCTGATACCTTACCTGAACTAGACACCCTTAGTATCCGTTTTGAATTCAGGGTGGTTGAAAAATGACTTGACAGTTGGCGCTGGCTTCATATTTTCTAACATATGATAGAAAGAAAAAGGAAAAAGGGGTACTACAAAATTTTTGCTTTCTACAACCCACAGACAAAGAAGCTCGCCTTCTCCCTCCACTGGAGAAAGCATTCGAATGGTACATGGTCACACATATGTGATTCGGTTTATACAGATGTTAGCAAGGCATCAAAAGCGATCCAACTGTTGACAAAATTCATTAACAAGAATATTTACAAGAGGTATAAGGTCAAGGTTATCCTTATAAGCGGATTTCCATCATCGATTGTACCTCTTGGTGTTTTATCTGATAGGATTGTGTTCGTATCATATTATAATGAAAAACAATATAAGAGGTTATTAAAATTATCGGAGAGTAATTTGGTGGGAAGCCGGCGCCGCAATGAAGTACGTATATTTAATAAATAAGGGGAGGGTGAAGCGCGCGCTTCTTGATACTACAAAACAGAAGCGCGCCTCGAAGAAGCTTGTCGAATCATATGTCAAGCAATATGGCAGCCTGCCTAAGGCTATTGCCAAGCTCATTAAAGAAGGCTATAATGTCATACCGACAGAGATAGGCTTAGTAAAATTAATGAATGTTATACATAATAATAAATCTTTGTATGTCCCTGTTGTTCTGTTCAATGATGTTATTATAAAGGCGGTGGCTTCCCTTCAATTCAATGTCAAAGTGAAAGGAGGATCATGAGCAAAGTGTTATCATATCTTAGAAGCTGCGCGGCTTCCTACATTGAAAACGAACTTGAATATGCCTATAATGCGTGGATTTATGGTGTTAGGCCTGTGCTTTCGTGGCAAGTACTCCCTCTTATCAACATATCAGATGAGGCGGCTTATGGAATTGTATCATTTGATATGGAGCATCCAACATTAACGCAGGGGCTTGCTCTCTGGTCACCATTTTTGTTTAACACCTATAGAAACTTGTACAAGGTCATGGCTCAGGATGTTGACAAGCGCAATATTCTTTTGTATCCACATCATCTCTTTCTCACGAATGAGAAAGATAAGAAACTCCATGATAAGTACACCAAAAAGATCTCGCAGGATATGCCAATCATATGGCAGTCATCATATGTACCGCCATTTATTTATTCATATATAGCAGAAACGCCTGTGGAACATACAGATTCCATCCCCAGTGGGTTTCTGAAGAAACCATTGGATAACAGGCTACCAATTGTAGCGACAGATTATTTAACATCTGAATCAATGAATCCTTTTTCTGCCTATCTTACATCAATACCCACATTTGATGCCTTTTACATGGCATGGACATTCAAGTTGTTCCCGGATCTTGTTATAAAACAATGTGATTTGACTATATTGCCAGAGTTAAGAAGGCAAGTTGTTGCAGTTCTATTATACACCTTGTTCCCTGATAGCGAGCTTGAGCCTCTTATGGAAAAATATGATCTGAAGGAGTTTTCATCGTTTCCCGAATTTATCCGTCCATATTTGGAATTTATAAAATCATTAAAGGCACAAGAAATAATATATGCACAGGAGAAAGGAGGAAGTGATGAATTCATCATTTACGATTAGTAAACTTTACAGAGATTATGGAGTGGGCCTTTTTGCTGATGCATCACTATTATTCAACATGAGTAATTGTCAAGCATGTCCTGTCAAGGAGGATCCGATTATCGATCTTAGAGACCCACCTGTGAAGTATTTGGTTATTGGGGATTACCCGGGTCTAGAGGAGCATCAGGGAAGGCGGCTCTTTATCGGGCCAGCAGGGAGATTCCTGAGAGAGCTTTTGACTAAGGAGGGCATTGATAATGATAATGTGGCATTCCTGAATGCCTTCTTATGTTATGGTGCGCATAATCGTATTAACCATAACAACCCCATTTACTATTGCCAACCAAGGATTTTATATTATATTGCCTATTATAATCCTGAGGTTATTATATGCATGGGAAGACATGCCTGTGGTGTATTGGAGATACCGAATCAGGATCTTTATGATAAGCCGGCTGCTTATCGTTTGGAGACACCATGGTTTGAGGCCTATTTAGTAGCAACAATTAACCCAGCGTTGTATCTCAGGAATAAGTGGTCGGATGTTTTATATAAGAATATATTAATGGCTGCGAGATTAGCCAAGTGTCTTGGTGATTATGATTGTCCAACGATTGAGAGTGTTTCGATAGGATTTCCAGATAATGTGCAAGAAACAAGACCAAGGGGGATCACATGCAATATGAACGAGGGGTATTGAGTGATAAGTATGTCGATGTTGATCTAAAAAATCTGAAACTTATCCGTATTAATGCACTACCGCAGACTATACAGTCATTATATCGTATGACAGTACAAAATCTACGTAGGGCGCCTATAGTTATTGAAGCCCCCACCTTTGAGTTATTTAATCGTATTGCAGCACAGTTTGGAGCGCAAGCTGATCGCATAAAAGAAACGCGACCATTCGCAAGATTTCTGTTTGTTGCATATGCTACATATGAAAGGGAAACGTATAAACGTGAGACAATCGATGTACCAGTTATCATTTTTTATGATTTAGGTACTGATGTAGCAACGTGGTTAGCGCCCCGATTTTTTATCCCAAAGGTAGACTTAACAAAGGAATTAGAATGATGATTGTTAGCAAACAATGCATCGGAACTGATAGAGGTCTTATCTCGCCAAGGAAGTTGGAGCCAGGCTTCATTGTCTACTCATATGCGAAGAATGTATGGATACCAAATATTTTATTGGATATCGAGGAGGCAGGCTTCATTAACGTATTACAAATTAAAACATCCAATCCTATAGTAGGGACAATTCATGTGCCTAACATGATAGGGGTAAGATTACATGGGCGGCTTCTCCTTTTAGACAAAGAACGTTTAAATGATCGGATGCGCATAGGAATTGTTTATGGTTTTCCCATCCTTTTTGAAATAGCAAGGACTATAAGGAGTCGTATTGGTAAATTATATTTGGGGTTAGTGAATTTGCATAATAAAAATGTGCATCATAGATTACTATTAGATAGAACGCGTAAGTATCATAAGGCAGTGCCGAAGTTTGGTACTGTGCGCATAAAGGAATTTAAATGGTGTAAGATGTTGGCATATAATTTGGTATTGGAGTATGACCTTCCTACAGTAGTCAATTTGACATTACAATTCTGAAGGAGGTTGGGATGCAATTTATACCAGTAGAACATATATATGACATAACAGCCCTGCTTGCAACATATCTCCATAAATATGGTCCTGATTGGTTGAGAAAACTTAGAGAGGATTTGAAAACAACGCCATTATCGAAGCTTATGGCTAATGTTGCTACTGATATCGATATAAGCAGGATGGATGAGGAAACCGCTCGCTTATATGATTCATTATCGAAAATAGGCGGGCGCTTCGGCATAAGACGCTCACTTAATGCATTCATTACCATGGATATTGATACCTATAAAGCCAAACTAGAAGATAATAGGTATAAGCTACTCCAAGAATTTAAGTATGAATTCAATGATCCTACTTTTTTATTAAATCCCCCTGACGATGCTCCTGTCCCTAATGTAACAGAATTCGGTCAGTTCTTAGGTATTATTGATGCTCTTGTATCAAGGGCTATTCCTTTTGCTATAATAAAGGATGATGCGCTACATGTTACATCATTATTCATAAAAACATTCATTAACATGCGTGACCTTGGATTATTTGAGAATACAACATTTGAGAACACTCATTTTCTTATTCATAATGAACAACCGGTTGTATGGCAATCATTTGCTGAGGTAATGCAATATAGTGGTCCTTATTTAAGCAGTTTCGATACGGTATTTGTGATGCCTGAATTTCAGGGTTCCTATGATGAATGGCAATTTATTCTTAGTCTTATTGAGCAAGCAGGTATTCCGATTTTATTTGTTGAAGGTCGAACGATTGAACCGTTCGTAAGTTACTTAACAGGTTATCTGAAAGATCAATCCGATATTGTTATATTAGATCCTAAAGAAACGAAGAGGCCGTGGGTTAATTATCTTATTAATTTCAGGAATAGGGTAAGAAGCACGCTTCATATAGGTCCAAAGTTGCAACCCACAGAGACAACGAAAGCTTATAAGTCTTATGTTCGTTCAGCGCTTCCAATTATTAAGCAGATGGAGCATGAGAACATTTCATCTTTTATAAGCAAGCGCTTCTTCGAGCAGGAGAAAATTGTTGATGATATTATTAAGTGGATTCTCTTACACAAACATCTTGCGGTAAAGGAACCGCTGAAGCGGCCTTTTAGTATGCTATTTGTTGGTACAACAGGTACGGGTAAGAGCTATCTCGCGCGGCTTCTTATTGAATACTTCGATGTTCCTTCGTATACCATACATGGTAGCCTATTTAGTGAACAACATACGATAAGGATTTTATTAGGCGCGCCACCTAGTTATGTGGGTTTCGGTTTAGTACCTGCCTTCGAGAAGTTCTTATCACAACTAGGTGGATCAGACCAATTTCCTGCTGGTATCCTTGTTATTGACGAAGCTGAAAAGATGTGTCTTGAGGTTGTGAATCGCATATTGGTGCCTCTTCTAGATGGTGAAGGCATACAGTTTGCTGATGATAAACATATTGTCCCGTATAATCTTATGGTGATCGCAACAGCTAACGGTGATGCAGCAGAGCTATCTAAAAGCATAGGATTTGAACAGCAGGTTCTTGATGATCAAAAAATGGTGATGGAGGCCATTGAGAAGTACATGACACCAGAGGTATTGGCCCGCTTCACGGCCGGGTATTTCTTTTATCCTCTTTCGGTTGATGCTTTGTATAAAATTGCTGTTAGGGAGTTTAAGCGATATGCTAATGATTTGTTTAACGATGAAGTGGCGAAAAAATTACGATCGTTTGCAGAGAGGGCCAAGCATGCAAGAGATGTGGAGCGGCAGGCCCTCATGTATGCATTCTCATTGGTGAAAGGGGGTGATTTATGAATTCAATAACAATCGTCGGTACCATTGCTAGCAAGATAATGCATACAAATGGTCAATACGGTTGTTACCTGAAGGATGATGATAACCTGTTTTACGTCTGGATGAGTGAGGGTATTATAAAGAGGGTGAAGGCCGGGTCCATATTGAACAAAGGCACCGAGGTTTTTATTATAGGGCGTGTAATACATACATTTAATAAGAATGGCAAGACGATCATTGCTGTCGGCGCCTATAAGCTACAACCCCTTGCATCAGTTGCTCTTAAGAACAGCATTGTGTCTCCCAATAAGCCGAAAAAGAAGAAGGAAGAGAAAAAAGTTGTTGAAGATGAGGACGGAAACGATATAATACCTGTTAATGTCAGGGATATATTAAATGGTCAATTTGAAGGAGAGGAAGCCTAATGGAAGTTGGGAAGATTTTATCTGCCTTTGTTAATAGAACAAGTGATGAAAAATATCAATTCCTGAAGAATGAGTTTGGTACATTATTGAAGTCGAGTAAGGAGCAAATTCCGCAGGATGTATTGGATCTTTTATTCGCTGTAACATATTATATACGGATTAACCCTACCCTTCTGCGGGGGCTTTCATATGTAGAATCATTAGTCAAGGCCGGCTTTAAGAATCCACGTCTTGATGAACTAAAGGATTCTATTGCAGAAGCACATAAAATTGCCCGTGAGATATTCATTTCAACAGACTAAATAAGGAGAAACAATGAGCAAAGAAAATATAAAAGCACTTAAAAAATCACTAAGGAAGCGCATTGAATCGCACGTTGATTATTTGCAGAGGACTTATGGTGAGCTTTTACACACTAATGAGGTTTGTGCAATATGTGGAATCCTGCATGATACAATGACCTTTATTACAGATATCGCAACAGAGATTGGGAAACTTGGTGCTGATGAGCAACGTGCTGTATTGGTCAATTTAATAGTATCATGCATAAAGCTTAAAGGCATAAAAAAGGTTTTGGTTATACCAATAAAGATGGGCTTATCCTTCCTATTTAAGACACTTCGCTTAACAGAAATCGAGATACCTGAAAAGCAGGCGAAGGCGATAATGTCCATATATGGTATGCTCTTTATGATAATCTCAATGGTGAAGGCAAAGGTTTGTGATGGAAGAAAATAAGAAGACAAAGCCAATAGCTATTGGTATTGAAGAAATGCCATTGTACAGATCCTACCTTGATCATTACTTTATGCAGTTTTACCAGTTGATGGAATCCTTCAAGAAGTGGTTCTGTAATCTATCGGAATATCTTGGGAAGGTTGATTGGTACTATCATTAAGCCGCCGGCTCATCAATAATAATTGTCCCGTCAATAATCCATTCTTCAAGCTTATGAGCTTCATCAGTACTCAAACCGTAACCAATGCAGAACCCATGTTTACCCATTAATAGTGTTGATCTAATGAAGGCAAAAACGGTTGGATCGAGGTTCTCTTCCATTATGCTAAGAATCTTACTTCCTACATCTGGTGGAGATAATTCTCTATGCGTATCAATGTCCTCATCTATTGGGATAAATCCATCCTTGGCAAGTTTGACAGCTTTACTTAGTGCTGATTCATCATCATCGAGATCAATATTAGCCTCTGTTGTACCTGGTAATGCGATAAAATATCCACTTCTTGTTATAGCCCGTCTGATAGCCTTTCTGACATTGTAAAATACGACAGAGCTGAATGTACTCCCCTGTTCACATCTCCATGTTCTGATAGCGTTATGTAATCCTATGATAGCGATGTCATACATCTCTTGGCGCTCAAATGGTGCCCAGTGAAAGTAGTTTGTGATGATATCAACAATTAGCTTATGTGAACGCCTTATAAGCTCTTGGAAAATGCTATCATAAAGAGGTTGCGTATCGTCGATTTTAGTAATAAGCGCTAGTTCATCAGTTTCAAGCCAGCGGAAAGCAGTTGCATATTCCTCGAACGATGCATAATCATATGTGGTGCGAGTTGTTGTTTGGTTTTCAATTTCTATCATGATATGATTTTTATTGTTGCTTCTATGTTATATTGAGTGTTTTTAAGGTCTGTATCTTTGCTGGGAAGCATATATAGGATAAGCTCGCCGTCGGGCTTATAGGTGATAGCTTTAAATGGGCTATTATCTAATAACCATGTATTACCTGATTCATATTCGTTGTGTGCCAACAGATACGCAAGAACTAATTGTTTTTTTGTGTTGTTATGCTTTGATACTATTGATTCATATAGTTGTCTATAATACTTCATCCTCAGGTAGTAGCGCGTGCTTATAATCACCCCCGCTAATAGTATCGATAAATTCGTCAACAGTAAAATAACCCACGATATCATGTCCTTCCTCCTGATAAGTTTTTATTCTCTTTTTCACTAATCCTTGTAATATTCCATCCTTATCATGGTCATGTAGATCAACAATCATTGGTTTACTTTTTCCTGTCGCGTGTCGGAGGATCCTACCAATAATCTGTACATGTAGCAGCTTGGATGCAAATGGTGTTGCATTAACAAGGCAATCGAGTCTTGGTAGATCAAATCCTTCCATAATTATTTCAGTAGTCGCAATTATTATCTGCTTAAGCTTAATGTTCTGTCGTTCCTTTTTCTTTCTTTGTGAATGTATCGCTCCAACATCATCAGGATTAACTCCCTCTTGTTTGATGAAGTTATCATAGAGCCCATCAACCATCTTCCTTGTCGGTGTTGCAACGATTACATATTTACCTCGTTTATAAAGAGCCATTATAATGTTGAGAAGCATTCTGAGTCGTTCTTTATCTTTTGTGATGCGTGATTTTAGGTGAGCTATTTGTTTACGTGTATCTGATAAGAATGATGTAGATGGATATGTGCGCTCTGTATCAACGATATAAACATCAGCGCGCCACAGAGTTGGATCTGTTGCTGATATTAAATCTTTACCGAGAAGCCAATGTACAACAGGGAAGAGGCCGTCGGTTCTATATGGTGTTGCTGTTAATCCTAGGCGGTACCTTGCTGGTGATAGAAGTACTGTGCGGAAGAACATTGGTGCAGAAACACGATGTACCTCGTCAGCTATGAGGAAGGGAAATCGTTGTAGAAGCGGCGCCTTCTTCTCCATATTTCTGAAGAACCATTGATATGTAGCTATCAGGATGTCAGCATTTTTATAGTTTTTATCCTGAGTGGTTGCTATTTTCACATTCTCAAGAAACCTATGTGCTGTATTGTACCACTGATCTTGGAGAAGTTTTGTGTGGACCAATACTACTGCACGTTTTTTACAATGTGCTATAAGATAGAGAGCAACAACTGTTTTCCCGGATCCTGTGCGTGCTTGTATTATGCCACACTTTTTCTTTAGCCATTGTGAAGCCGCGGCTTCCTGATAATCACGCAGCTTTCCATCAAAGTGCACATCCTTAATGTCTGGTGTTGTAATACGTTTATCATAATATTTTATGTTGTATGTGAGTAGAAGATCCTTTACAGGAGCATAAAGAGGTACAAGTAGATAACCGTTTTTGACGGTGTAGAATTTTAAATATTCGGCTTCTCTAATTTCAGGTATTTTTGTACCTGCCTCCATAGCTGAAATACCTGTGTAATAAGGGTTCTTGATGATGAAGCGCCGGCTTAATCTGTAATCAAAAGCTACCTTATCCTTGGGGATAGCAAGCAGATTGCTGATAATAATAGCATTCTTCGGCTGATTATAAAACATACTTATATGTAGGTCTGTAATAGCAATCCATTCATCCATTGTGTATTACCTCCGGGATTTAACGCTTACCTGTGCTCCGTTATAATAGCCGCTCCTCATCGGCAGTATAACAGAGCTATGTTTCACATGCTTATGATATGGCTCGCTTTGATGGCCTAACTTCACATGAATAATAGTTATGTTATTATTTGGTTCAATAATATAAGGCACATTGGTTCTCATTAACAAAGCATACAGGAGAGGAAATCTATCATATGGTATGTCAAATTCGTCAGGTAGCTGTTTTACTATTTTGCTCTGATATGTTTTCTTCGCAAATGAAACAATGTGTGCTGGGACAGGAAGACTTTCATCATTTAAAAGATAGTCAATACATGCATCGGGAGGGACATCTATAACCTCAAAAAGGTCTGTTATGTGTCTAACATGGATTGGTTCTTGATCATTTATATTGATGAGCCTAACCGGGAATGTTCCTTCCAGTCCATTTTCAAAGTCAGGATAGATTTCATTTATTTGCTTCAAATATGCAGACATAGGTAGTGGCAAGACAGTCTTGTTGACATATACAGTATCGTATGGAATGCTATACAATTTATGTATGTAACGGCTTTTATAGAAGTCCATGAAGTAAAATGGCGGTGTTGGATCAAATTTGAATCCCTGTGGTGTTAAATACCATATTTTCATAGTTACTCCTTATAGATGGATAAATATTCCTGGCGCTATTATAATGGTGTCCTCATCGGTAACAAGGTCGAATACAACACCACTGTAATCTTCAAATATTCTAACCTCTTCAACATTGCGCACCCAGCCATCGAAGTTTGTTCCTCTCCACTTGTGTAGAGCTGGCGGCTTCCTATTATCAGATACAATAGGTTTTAATGTTATTGCAGGTAATCTATCGCCGCTACGCAGTTCCTTGGCATCAATGTATGTCCATCCGCCCTGTCTGATAACACCTACTCCAACATCAGCGGCGATTATAAATGTGTTAACCCTTAATGGATCTTCATCTATTGGTTGTTCCATACGTACAGCGACGGCTGCTCCCTTATAGTGACGTATGGTCGCGCGCTTAACATTCTTCTGACAGAGAGCAAGTTTGCGTTGGTGAAGCGCGCCGGTTCTATCGTATGTTACAACCGTTGTGGCTATATCACTATAACGCCTTAGCATTTCATTCCGCTCGAGATAGTCAAGGTTCGGATAAAGGACCTCCCATGCAACAAGACCTTTTGTTTGTTGTATGTAATTCCATGCATCTCTAAGTGTAGGAGCTGACATGTATTCAGTCACATGTAGGTAACCACCTAATGAAAGGATATAGGCATCAATTATTTTAAAGGATCTGACGAACATTTTCACCTCCCTTATGAAATAGATTCATCTAATTCATGTATTATTATTAACATATCATCCACGAGTTCTTTCCTTTTCTTCACTAGATCTCTTAAGCGTCGCTCCAATGAGCTTGCGGACTGTATATCGAGAAGGCGCAACAGAATCCAAAATAGATTGTAGACTAGATCGGGCCTTCTTAATTTCCTTGTCAAATTCGATATATTTATCATAACAAGACCTCCTATAGCGACAGTGGTCGCAGATACCGCCGATCATCACACCTAATCTGAATGGATATCTCAAGGACGTGTACAGGTAGTCAGTATAATCATTAAAGCTATCAATAATATATAGATAATTACGACGTTGCACAAGTACTTTTTGTATATCAGCTGCCATATTGAACAGCCAGAGATAGACAGAACCAACTAAGTGAGCAAGACGGAATGATATACTAGGATTTAATGGAACCCAAATTACATCCTTCTTTATTGTTGTGTAAATGGTGCCTTTAATATTTATAATATTAATTTTATGTCCTTGATAATGTAGAGTAACTTGGTTTGGTAATGGTTTAGATTTAAGTGAAAGTAAATCATAATGGAGTTTCCGTTCATCTACATAACCTTTTGATATGTCTTTATAAGGAGAGAGACCTGAGTATATGAAGCCGGGGCAGATGAGTTTACCAGCAATGCTCAGAATTGATAACCTCCGGGGAATTTGTGATTCTACATATGTCCTTGTTGTTTGTTTCATACTACTGGTTCCGATAATTCAAACATCTCCGTTGTTGCACGGCGGAGCTTATAATGGAGAACCTCTGAGAATCCTGATATCTTATTTTTTCTAACATAAACCTCAACAATGGGATTGATTAATAATTGCGTCCCCGATGCCAATATAAATGGATCTCGTTCTTCCCAGATGTATTCCTCTGGAGTTGCATCTAATTGTTTAGCAAATCTACTGTCAATGTGTAAGTTAATATCGGGTTCGAAGCCGGCCTTCCTCGTATCAGAAAAGTCTGATAAATCCCCATGTTTTTCCTTACGTAGCTCTGCTGTTGCAAATACAGGTACATTGTAAAACATGCTCATTGCTTTAACGGATTTGTAAATATTTGACATTCGTATGTATTCATTGTCTCCTAATCCGCCTAGGTTATTGATAGAATCTATAAAGACAATAGGATATTGTCCTTCTGCTAGCACCTGTTCTATTAACCTGGAAAGGAATTCAACCGTATTGCCATCGCTTACATCTGTAATAATGATACGGGATGCCATGTTATTCTCAAAGAAGGCGAGGGCTTCCTCGATTCTTTCAACAGCTTCAAGGGCAAAAGCTGAGCGCTTTCTTCTAAGCTTTGCATAGTGTCTGATGTGGTAAATAGGCACAGACGAAAGAATACCAAGTAGGTTCAGGTATACTCGTTTCCGCGAGTCATCGGTTGTATGATAAATTACCGTTGCATCAGGATTGTTTTTGAGTAACTGAATCATAAGATTCCTGATTAATGAACTCTTTCCCACATGAGGATCACCACCTATAACTGTAAATGATTGTTCCTTACCGATACCATCGAATTGTAATTTAGCAAACTTCGGCCAGTCAATTTTAAAGTATTCAACTTTCTTAGGGTTTAGGAGGGTTGACTTAAAATCATCGAAGTCTTTAAGTACTGATTGTACGAGCGATTTCAATTCAGCATGATATGACTTTTCTATTTCTTCAATTTGTTGAGCAGCATCCTTAAGCGCGGCCACACGCACTTTATTACTATCCCCATATTTTATTACATTAGCTAAATTAAACAATAAGCGTTCGACTCGTTTATCACGTTCAACTAATGCTTGAAGCCGCCGCTTCTTTATCTCCTCCTGTAATTCCTCAATTGATATATCAACCTCTGCTGAAAGAAACTTAATCCATTTAATCCGTTCAGAGGCTTGTTCTATGGTTGCAATGAAATCTAATATGTCATCAAGCTTACCTTTATACTGATCAAATAGATAGCGATAAACAGGGATATTTATCGATGCTTCCTTTATTTCGCGCTTCCACCCTCTCTTACCTGCTATATTGAAAAGATATTCATCAGGATCCTTATAGTTCTTTGCGTGTCCATATGACCAGTCGAATATGTAAAGTGTGCCATAGAGAGGGTAGATGCGCTGAACAATGCTTGGTGTTGCTTTCCTGCCTGCATCATCATTATCAAGCATTAATACGACGCGCTCAAAATCTAACTGTTTAAGAAGGCTAACCCGGGTATCATTCAAATGTAGTCCCATTAATGCAACAGCTGGTAAGCCGGCATATTCGAGTGTAATCACATCAGCTGGCCCTTCAACAATATAGAGGACGGGTTTTGTCTCACGATTTGCAACATTATGGATATTAAAGAGCGTGCTTGATGGGTTGAAGTGCTTACCTTTTGAGGTTAATAAATATTTAGGAGTTTCACCATCTGGTTGCCGTACAGCAAATCCAACGATATGGGATTTTATGTCCCGTAAGACAAATAATATATTCCCGCGCTTGAAAAACTTACTATACTGTGTATCAAATATGTCCTGTATGGTTTTTAATTCCTTATCGGTGAATGTTTTTTGGATGTATGACATAAATATATTTTTATCAGGAATAGCATATACATCAAGATCTGTCAGATATTTGAGCTCACACCATTTTCTACGAGATAGGATGGCGCGGGCTTCCTCTGTGAATCTCAGATCACGTAGAACCGAGACAAGCTTATCAAGCAGATAATCTATCGTATTTTCCTTGCGCTTGTATGTAGATATGTCAATTCCTAGGAACCGTTTCGCAAGTTCCCTTACAGTCGTTGTAATGAATTCAGGTCCGCTTATTGGCATGCCCTCCATAATATGTGCCAACTTAAATACGTCAAAGTATTCGCCACAACGGAAGCAATAACCTCCTGTATGGTCAGCATTCATGTACCCCGATAGATCACGATCGTTATGAGCATGTTCTTTATATCTTGGGCATTGGAAGGCACGCCCCTTAACTGTTAATCCAAGAGAGCGAAGGTATTCAGGAAAGAATTGCTTAAGCTTTTCCTTTAGATCCATACCTCTTTTCTCCTTGACAAAGGACTAACACTCAATATATTCTATCAATAATATAGGTTAAGAAGGCTTTTTGTCAAGTGAAAAGAGAGGGGAGCACATGTTAATGGAATTAATCGATCGCTTCTTAGTTGAAGAAGCTGTTAAAGATGTTTATAAGCGTGATCCTAATCGTGTGCGTCCTACTGAAGCATCAGTGAAGATTGATGGTATCGTATATGGTTCATGTTTAAGATCTTCATGGTATTCATTGAAGCATTTTAAGCCGCGCCCTCCTGATGCACGTGCCCTTCGTGTAATGGAGGTTGGTAAAGCTCTAGAACAATTAGAAGCGGAGCGATGTAGGCGGATGGGTATTCTGGTTGAGAAACCATTGGATTTTAAGGTACCGAATCCACTAGAACCAAATCAAATTATAAGCGGCCGTAAGGATTTTTATGTGCATGTTGATGGGCATGATTATGTAGTAGAATACAAAACTGGCTCTGGGTACCCCTTTGAGAAGAATGTTATTAAGGGGGGTAAGTCAACAATTGATCATGTACTACAGATATCACTATACCTTCATTTCGGAGACATAAAGCGCGGGCTTCTTGTATACCTTGATAGAGGCTATTCGCACTATAAGGAATTTCTTATCTATGTTGATAATGATGGTCACATATATCAAAACAATAAGGGCATCGGTATCAAGGTCGATGATATTCTAATGCGTTATAAAGAGCTTTATCAGTATGTTACTAAAGGTATATTACCACCGAGGGATTATATTCCCTTCTATACTTATGATATGGCAACAGCTGTTAAAGAAGGACTTCAACATGGACGGATCTCGAAATCAATGGTTACTAAATGGGAGAAGGGGAAGGCGCCGCTTATGGATTGGCACTGTCGTTATTGCCCGTTCATTCAGTATTGCATCTTCGATGTAAAGAATCAGGAGGAAGCGGATGAGAAAATTACTGGTTATAATATCGATAATTTTATTTTTGAATATTATCGTTCCTTCCTTAGCCAGCGCAAGCGTTAGCTGTTATCTTAATAGAATATGGTACAATACAGCTGACGGACACCATTACATGGAATTGTTCATTGTTACGTTTGACGACACACCCTTTTGCATTTATGATACTCTACATAATCTATATTATGATCCTACAAACTTTAAATGGCAATCAGATCGATATGATTGTCGCTTTACAGCAGCATTATATGAAATAAAGATGGTTCCGGGAACCCGGTATACGATTGCAATTGTTGACACAGACTCATTACATACAATATTAAGTGATTGCATTTTTGATACCTTTGGTGGTGTTTTGGATACATCACCTGTTTACCATGTTGCTGATTCACATCTAGTTAGATATTCCTTAAAGGTGGGGCGTTCGATATTTGTGTATGACTCAGCGCAGGTTAATAACATTGGAACGTGCCCTGTACCTTTTGATACTGTTTTTGCCAAAGCATTTATGATTAAGAATGCTGATGGGACATGTACAATGCTCAGGCCTAGCAGAAGCAGTAAGTTCAGCTCTGTTTTTGCGGGCTTATATTATGATGGCTGGATATGTGGCCGCTGCTATAAATTTATTGTACCTTATGATAGTGTTGAATTTCTCGGTGTTGGATTCTCCGCAAGAACACGTACAGATCCACCGCCTGATGCTATTGAAGCTGAGCAGATGAAAATTGTAATAAATAATGCGGATACGATTTATATTTCCATACCAGGCCCAGCCTTCATGCATAATTTTTTTGATTCAACAATCATGTTACATGAGGATGATACAATTGAGATATGCTTTTGCACACCACCAAATAGTAATGCTGACTGTCATTATCGAGATGCACAAGTACTATTATTTGGGAATATTTATGGTTATGCATCAGTTATAAGGACTGAAATGTTTTTCATTGCATCAGGGATACCTGATTTGGAGTTCAATCCCATGATGTTTACTACAGATCCAATGGGTGCGGGGCCTCTTGTAATAACAATGCGCTGGATTAAATCATACTATGATGCAATGGGAGATTATCCAACTTATAATAGTTTGTACAATATCATAAGCTTTTTATATAGGTTATCACCAGAGGAATTCGATCTAAAAATAATGTTCTCAAGACATTTGCTTACCAATAATACGAAACAGCTTCATACATATGGGATGATTCCATCAACTATTATGTATGGTTCATTAGATGATGATTATGATCTTTATGTATCTGGTGATGAATATATAAGACCATATGTCCCCGTTATCATAGCGCCAAAGGTTAATGCTACTAGGCCACTGATGGCAACATTATTTATAGGATTCCGATGAAAAAGATTGTTTTTATAATATTGTTAATATGTATAATAGCTTCACCTGCTGATATTAAGGTTTTTATTGATGCTATTGTTGATACCACATATGGTGTTAATGGCTATAAATGGTGGGTCTTTTATAAGTTTGGTGACAGCACATATTTTGTAACCGATTGGGCACAGCCAATAAAGCAGTCAAAGATAAGTAATGACACTCTTACCATATTTATCCCATTCTATGTATTCTTTGAAAATGATAGTTGCATAAGGCAGGTTGCTCTCTATCCTGTTCCTGGTACTGGTATGAGTTTGCATGTAAGAATAAGGGAGAAGACAGGAGTCGTAAAGAATTCATGTCTAAATATAGACTTTACATATTCATCCTACTTGCGTGGTGGTGTTTGGTATCTCAAGCCATAGGGCAGACTGTTATATCGGACAGTGCGGAGAATTGGTATAAGTATCGTGTTTCCAGTATTTATTGTTACGGAGGCTGGGAGTCGCCGGCCTCTGTTATAAACTACATTGGTCTGTGCAGCATACCATTTGATTCAATCTTTGCCTATGTATATATGGTATCAACAGATTCAGGTTGTTTTCCTATTTTGATATTAAAAAGGCAGCGTGTTTGGTTGGGGTTTCGCTACATAGATGGGAAGGAGAACTGTAATTACAATCTATGTGTGAAGGGGGAGGATAGCTTATTAATTGAAGTTATCTCAAGGGTTAATGATACTGTATGTCTTAACGACACCTGCATGGTAACCCCATTTGTGTATCACTATGTTAAAACTGATACGGCGGAAACGCTTATTAATATTTGTACTAATGGTTCTAATGATGTGGTTATCAATGTTTATGGTGATGCTGTTTATTATGAAGCCCGCACCTATCCATTTTTTAATGTCTTAAGAGATCACGCTCTCTTTCCTATAACATTGTCATGGATTGAGTGGGTTAGCAAGTTGTTACATAGTGATTCATTAAACGTACGCAGTTTTTTAGATATTTACTTTACATCAGAGGTTATGGGATATCCTGTTTTACCAGAGGAATATAAGTATGCGCTGGTTTATACTGATAGTATAAATTATAGTTATGGACCCCCACGTTGTCCTGTCACTGATGAATGTTATATCGATTATGGTTATTTGTTTAGATGGGGTAAGAATAGTTATCTAAGTGGCTGGCTTACATACTTCAATCCTTATGAACATTCTGGTATCAAAGACACAACAATCAAGGAAGGGGTTTATTGGTTCACAACAAGAAGGAAGATAAATGGCACGAATACATTTTATAAAGGTTACATTCATCCTACTATTCCTTGGTCTTTCTATCATTAATGCTCAGTGTGTTCAGCAGGTTAATGCTGTTTCCAGAAGCGACGGCTTCCCTGATATATTACTGTACATCAATGGTCTTTATGACCGTTCATATGCAATAAAAGTCGAATATGTCATGTGTGATTCTATTGATACCCTTATCTATCGCGGTAGTGGGGCTTGTTTATTAATCGGTAGTGAGCACATATTTATCTTTAATGATATTAATATCGCACATATAAGAGTCCCTGTTTTGCCTGGGCATGACTATGATTTATATATATCTGCATTAGGTATAACAACATCGGGAAGTGATACAACAATAAGATATCACTTTTATTATGAGATAGAAAATGTGGAGGAATGGATATGCAAAGAATTATTAATAGATACAGTAGTTGTCGATACATTGGATACATTTCCATCCTTTCCATCCTCATCAGTGTATTGATCAATGTTTCATTAGCTGATCCTATAGTATGTGGGACTGAGTCTAATAGTAAGTATGAGGATGTTGATAGTATGGATTTGATTTACATCATTAAAGGAGATACAAATCATGCACAGATAGGACGGTGCGAAGATTCATATTTTAAGGCTATTTATTCAAAGGCTTTTTATCTTGTAACAGATACAGGTTGTATCCCCGTTCAGGGTGCTGGAGGTTCGCCTCTTGAATGTGATAGTTGTAAATTTTTCTCTACATTCTGGAATATGTTCATCCATACCAATGGCGAGACATTATATGCGGAGCAACCACACTTCAGGGAAAGTGATGATGGGGACACATTTATCTTTTATGATGCTTATTCTTCTCTATCACCAGGTAACAGGATGTTATGGATCAACGTCGAAGATATTTCACCTGATACGATAAGGATTAGTACTGACCAAAATAATAAGATCCTTAGTATTGGTAAATTTAAAGAATTGTTATTATGTGATCCATCTCTTGGGGCAACTAATTTAAGGGTTGATACGATTTTGTCATGTAATGATAATCTAGTAGTAAGCCCACCAGTTCTTTTTATGGATTCTACAACGCTTGTAAATGGCGATATACATTGGAATGAGTTGGATTCCATCATCCAGTATCGTATCGATGAACCCCTTGATAGTATCGGTATCAGATATCTATGGATGTCTGGTGGAGAGCAATGTACACTTGACTTGATGATAAAAAATACTCCTATATTATTCCAGTTCCTAAATAGCTATATTAATGTTGTTGTTGGTGATAGTGAAATGACGCCTAAAGATTTTGCAGAAGATTTTTGTCCTATTGAATGCACTAGTGCTAACCATTATAATGCTTGCCTTGCGGATACTGACACATTGATAATTTTTAGGATTGATCCGGGAGCTGCTGGCACAATAGCTGTTGATCAGATTATTGTGCACTATGAAGCCGACACACTATTTTCACATGATACAACGGATGATACACTAATCCTTAATGATGGTACAACAGAGCATATCTATGTGCCTGTACCAACAGCAGGTAATGTTGGTTACAATTTGGTTGTTGGTGATACATGTAATTGGGGTAACCCCATAGGATTACATTCAGGTGGTGGCAGTACAGACACATTAATATTTAGAGTAGGGCGCGGGCTTCGTGTTTATAATGATAAATTAGAATTATATTTAGATACAGAAAACCCTGGCTTAGAATTTAACGCTACTGAAGATGAGTGTACGCTTTATACGTTAAGGGTAGCTAATATTGATTCAACACACATAGCAGATAGTTCCATATCATGGGTTGATCTCAGCATTGCTGTAATGGAGAGCATAAGGACCGGTAGATTGCGGGTGTTGTGGGATCCAATGAATCAAGCACTTAGTTGTACTGATGATTTGACCGATACTGTTTCCCATGTAAGGACAGTGAGACTGATACCTCCTATACAGGCTCAATCAATAGGTGATACAGGGATATGTATCTATTTGGATTCTGTTGCTATAGGCCAAACATGTGGATGTAATGCTATCGAGCCTCTTTACAAAGAGGGAAGAGCTATAGGATTACATGCTGATACATCACTCTTTACTGTTAGTGGTGGTTATCTAACGTTGAAACATCCTTTCATCTCTAAAGTATTTTTCAATTATAAATCAACATCCTGTGTTGATACAGGTGATAGCAGTCCTAAAGGATCTAAAATGTATGATTATTTGGTTATTAATGTTGAGGAACCATTAGTTGCAGTAGGCAGCACCCCTGTTGATACCCTTGATACAACCAAGATACAACTTTCACTAGCATATGATGAAGATCTATTCACCATTGACACAACAGCACCTGATACATGCCAGCTTACCATAAGGGATAGGAGCATAACATGGAGATACATTGACACAAGTGTTGCTGATACCATATGTAACCGTTGCGGGGGCGGGGCTTCACTTTCGGGATGGGATACAATACAGATGTTTCCTCAGTACAGCAATTGTATTGTCCTTAATAGTACATCCTCTGATGGTGTATTAGACGTAATGATTGATCCTGATAATGATATGGACATGCCTGTATATAGATGGCGATCTAACTATAATAGCTCTTTCCAGACGATTATTTTACATGTAGTACAACCATTGATTGCCACAGACTCAACATTGGATACGATTAAAATATTATTCAGATATAGGAGACCGAGCATTCATGCGGACATAAAGCTTGATTATAGGCTACTGGACAGTACACGCAGCACAATAGCTAGTGGTTCCAATATTACAATTGTTGGGTCTCCATTTCCTACAGGTCCTCCCAAAACACATACATATAAAATAACATGTGATGATATAAATATAACAAGATATATCCAACTTGACATAAAGATGAGGAGTAAATATGGTGCGCCGATTTATCTGGGCGACATTAGTATTATTTATAAGCGCCGCTATTAATGCTTACCCTGTTACAGCAGTTAATAGTCTTCCTGATAGCTTTACTACATCTTTAAGGATTATTGATATCGAAGGCCGGCCTATTAAGGTTTCCTCTGTTGATACCATTATTATTGAGACATTTTATGATACTATTAATACACATGACACGATTTTATTTCTTACGTCATATACAAGTATTTTCCAGTTTATTGAGTGGATAAAATATTATAGTGGAAATTACTATGTAAGGTTGAAGCCCGGCTTCGGTAGTAAAGGGACAAGTACTGATTCAATAAGAGGGCCGTGGCCTCCAGTAATGCATGAGGTTTATCAGGGAGATACATTATACTTGTATGCCCGTATTTACTTACATATAAGGTGGGCACCATTTGAACATGCGTGGAACGATCAATTAAGTTACATACGATTATTATACATATGGAATTCAACAGCAAGCAAGTATGTCCTTCACAAGATATCTACAGTGCAATTCGATCCAATTACTATTGGAAGGACAAACAGGCATGAGCTTTATAAAGAGGGATTGTTTTGGGGATTAAATCTACGGAAGATCTATTTTCATTGTGATACTACCATTACGACGGCTTCAAGTCCTAAAACTATTTGTTACTTACACTACCCCGTTGACCTTGAGCTGATTCACAAGAAATTTTCGACTTATGACCGTTATTTTATATTAAACAGTCTTAATATGTGTCGTTTTATTGCTGATAGTGATAGCTCAGCATCAAGTACATCTCCTATAAAACACATAATGAATGCGGGCTTCATTGATGACATAGCATCAATTATCTCGCAAGACATATCATTAGATGGTATAGGCTACATCAGTGATATTAGTACGCATCAAGATACATATGTAATCGTTATAAATGGTATAACGAAGAGAAAATATCGTTTCTCTGGTATAACAGAGAGTGATTCACTTAATCCTGTTGATTCTGTTGTTGTTTGCAAAGGTTATGGTGTTTCTGATAGCGTATTATATTTCCGTGCTCATAATGATACGGCTGTTATTGTTCTTAAGGCGCTGGCTTCCGACTCCTTTTACATCGCACTTTGTGCCATCGTCAAGGTTGACACAACCATTGATAGCTCAAGGCATTTAACTTATATTGATTACTTACCAGTCGGGATTTTTAGGATTCCACGTCGAACAAGTGGCGGCGGCTTAATAACAAGATTCATATCATGTGATCACTCGGACTTTCATATCGTGCAGCCTGGATTAATGCCAATCGTTTATGATACTCTGTCAGAAATGCCCGATACAATAGGCGCGCCTCTCTTCAGATGGGTTGCTCTTACAAAAGGGATTATAACACATAATGATTCAACTAAGCTAGTAGCCGTTGCCATAATTAAGGACACAGTGCTTGTGTGGGATGTAACGAATGATACGACCATTATGTTTGGTTTACCTATTAGTGTGGATACGACATACTATTATACTGAAATAGCATCCCAACCATATGATACATCCCTAATCGTATTCCTCCTTGATAATGATGATGAATTATTGTATATCCTTACCATCAACTATGATCTTTCATGGGATACTACAAGCATCCACCTACCATATCTCGGACAGAGAAAGTTTGTTTTTGCAACAACATGCGTTGACACAGGACCTTACTATGAGTACCCCATAGGGTGTAATTGCGACACATCAGATAATGTATGCGATTCATTAAAATGGGATTATGAACTTATAGAACCTATAACGAAGTACTCCTATCATACTATTTATCCACTTGTGTACGATAAAAGGGACGAGTACTACACATTACTTAATTTAGATGATTCAATTGATGTCAGATTCGATTCTTTGATATATTTCTGGTCAATGACAATAAGAGATCTCATAGAAGATGCCTTTGACGGCATTCAGTGGATTGATGTTAAACCAACATTAGCTGGCAGATCCAATTTACTTCATCAACCTTTCATTTATTATAAGCTCCCGGGTTCATGGCACTGGGACATAAGAGGTGGAACATATGGACCTGCTGTTGGTTGGAATAGCAGTTCCGTTTACCATGAATTGAACTGCCGCTATGCATACCTTTTGTCACCGATACGCAATAATTTATCAGATGGGAGGCTTCGATATTGTCTAAGGGCATACCGCAACTATCCCTTACGCTTAAGATTTGTTTATACAGACCCCAGTGGTATCTCAAATCCATCAGGGGTATACCCATGTGTTTATAGAATAAGTTTAAAGGGGAAATATTTTTCTAGCACTCGTATGTCAAGTTCATGGTATTGGGCACACAGAGTCTATCCGCGTTATTCATATGACTTCCAGATAGAAGTAGATCCTGGTACCGTGCCTGAAATGATTATAGGTACATGGTTCATTGAGTTTACTATGAATTCTGCAATATATACTGACACAGTTTTTATAAGAAATCAGGTTAACCATACGGGTATTAGATACTATGTAGAAGGATTTGATTTTGCTAATATTGATTCTTTATTTACCACCGTTTGGTGGGAATATGGGCGTCCATCGTATGCAACTCTTCAATTCGATTTTTATTTTATTGATTATACACCACCACGAAGCGGCGCGAGTATTACTGTCCTTGGATATCTTGATAAACACCAAGCTGATACATTATTTAAAAATGATAGCATTTGTGGTAGATGTATTGACACATTGACACCCTATTATATCAATGTAGTACATAGAACAGCTAGTGGATTAATATCATTAACTAACGGGTTTATAGGCTTGATTATGGACAGAGAATTTGATTTCCGCAATGATGGATGGTTACAGGGGATACCTACATATTATTGGGATAGAAATGCTGAAACATGGCATCCAACTGGTGTTGATAGCCATATTATTGATCTTCACATTTATTATGGAAGGCCGGGCTTCATCGATGCAACACCTAACTGTGTAATTACCTATAATGGTTATCGATATCGATCTCGCCATATTATTAATCCTAATGAATATGGGACGTGGGGGTTAAGAAGGCGGCGCTTCTGGAATGGTATTAAGCTCCCGCCGTGATGAACTTGGCAAGTGATTTATTATTAACGATGCTATCGAATGTAGCCTCGCCAGCAATGCGTCTTAATAAAGCATTTATCTTTACTAACATCTTACGAGGGGTTTTATCATAACCAAGAAGCCGCGCGGCTTCCATGCTTACAAACATATTATCCACCACATCATAAGCAATCTTTATCCCTTCTGTAGGTCGATCCTGTGTGTAGACATTGATAATATCAATATGTAATGAAGCCACGCTCGAAACCTTTTCAACTTTATATAGTGATTTAATCATCGTCTTTCTAAAATCCCCTCCAGGGCTATCCTTCTTAACCTTCTTCGCCAGTTTCCTGCTCCAAGCAATATTAGAAACAAAGACAAATGGGACGCGACTGCTCAACCATCTATAAATACCCATCATAAACCTAGAGAAGCCCGCTCTATCAAATGCCTGTGGTGGCATATTAAATTCGTTTTCCGATATCAAAGCCGCTGCATTCAGAATAAAAACACCAACAAGTGCATCATAACCCGCAACAGCATCATAGATCTCCTTTTCGATGCTTTGTTTAAATGAATTCTGAAGAATTGTTATATTCCTCTTAATCCTATCGGGTAAGGATTGTAATAACTTACTGTCAGATGTATGTCTTATAGGATCGATTATTAAAATAGGAAAGGATGATGCCAATGTTGTTGCATAATGGAGTATAAGATCTTCACAATGTGAGTTAGGATACATTAGAAATTCATGGATGCCTATGGAAGGAAGAAAGATCCGATCAAGCTCTATTATGCCTGATGCAATGAAAGGATTGTCGTTATTATATATCCCTTCCTCTTCTATGAGCTTTTTCACATCAAAATAATCAAGCTTCATACTAATACTCCCTCCTTTATGTTGAATCCAAACTTCTCCAGTAATTTAGATAATTTATCGGAATAATACTCATATGCAAGATCAATTTTATCCTTCCAATTCGGATCGTACTCTCTATCGACAAGATGATAATGTCTATTTTTGTTTACGACATATTCAACCTTCGTGCCGTGGGTTATCTCACTTATCCCATGTCGTTCCATAAGCTGGCGGGCAAGGCGGGCTTCAACACTATTCTTGTTCTTGTATTCATCAGGCTGACTCTTTGATATCGATGTAGACATAATAAATTTCTCTACAGGAAACTTTGTAAGATCAAGATACTTATGTAATAATGATTGATCCTCACCATAGAATATAACGCGAACAATATCCCATAAACATTCCTTATAAATAGGCGGCTGCTTCGGTGATGCTAAAGCCGATCCCTTAAAGATAATGGTATCACCATCCTTTAGAACATAACTCTTCATGGCTATCGAATACATAGCATCATATTCCTCTTGCTCCATGAATGTTGTAATGTTTTCTTTATCAATGCCATACTTCTCATGTATATAAGCCGCGACGGCTTCATTTATCTCATTTACATCAACGTAATCTGATATATAAACACCATCGGTATCGTATTCTATAACACTGTCTCCAAGCTTATTAATAACGAAACTTATAACATCACGACAGAAGCCAACCACTGCAATAGCAATGGAAAGATCACCTACCTTTGAATTTTTGTTTCCATGTATTCCATAGATTGAGTTCATAACAACCTTACGCGCAACCTGAGCTGCTTGTGTCGCTTTATACTCAGGACTATCCTTTTTTAACTTTGATAATTTTTTCTTAAGCGTTTTTCTATCGTTATACATCTCCTTAAGGACGAGACGGTAAATGCTATCAGATGATTGATCTATCTCAACAACAATCGTTTTATCAAGATTATCGTCAGGTACCTCTATGATTAAGGATGTATCCTTCCAGTACGCATTAATATTATCTTGGTAATCCTTAACCTCGATAATTTTTGTTGTATCGGGACCAGCATTTAATGTTATGAGTGAGTTAGGATAGAAGGAGCTGAAATCGATTTTATACACAGGTTTGAAGTAACCTTTCTTTTTGACACCGATAAGCGCGCCTTGGTATTTATTCCATATCTTCTTTGTATTAAATGATGCTATGCGTCCATCTAATCCGTATTTCTGTGCATTGGAGAGAAGCCCGATGACCTTTTTCTTAAATAAGCCGCGCAGCGTTACGATACGTGGTATAAAGGCAGGGTATGAATTCATAATAGCATCAAGAGGAACCTGCATGTATTCAGCTAGTGCAATAATGTTATCAATGTAACGCATAGCAAGCTGATATGTTAAAATAATGTCATTCTGATGGTATCTTTCTAATTCCTTTGTTCCTACCCATTCACTCATGTTCATGTGTGGAAGGCGGATGGCTTCATATCCAAAATACTCACCTACCGTTTCCAGCTTTTTATTCTGTAGTTTTCCCAGTAGTGATTGATCTTTGTCAACTGATTCCCATACATCATAATGGAGGAAGCCGCGCGGCTTAATCTCTATTGACGACCCTTCCTGTGTTGCAAGGAATAGACGCTCAAATTCATCTATAAGGTCCAATCTTACACATCTTTCATAAATGTAACGCAGATCGAAGTGCTTGGAATAATAACCTGCTAAAACAGTAGGTTTTACTTCTGCAATAGTCCTAAGAAACCACAGTAATAGTTCCCTTTCCTCCTGTTCTGTACCTGATGTATATCTTGCTAATAGCCGTTCTCCATCATAGATACCCAATGCAATAATAGGATCTGTATCGTAATTGGCAAATTCGCCTGCATGGCTAAGAACCTCGATATCGAATGATGCTACCCGTACGGTTGATTTACAGTTGAAAAGATGTGGTGCAAAGACATAGAGTGCTTCGTTTGCAGCGAGGTGGAAGTATGGAAGCCGCCCGTTTTTTAAGCGATGCACCTTGCGTCGGAGATAATTGCGGTCAATTTTGTTAATGGGAAAACCACATACATCTTCATCAACTCTTCTCGATGCAAAGACACAGATTGAAGCCGGCTCCAATGTTCCAATAACTCTGAAGCGTGTAAGTTCATAACGCTGCGAGAATGATGGAACAAAAAGTAGCTCCCCTACCGGTAGTTTAATGTACTTACCATCCTTGTAATCTGTGAGAAGGAAGCCTCGCCCTTTTGCGAAGTATAATTTGAGTGGTACCGATATTTGCATATCAAAGCCTCCTTTTCAACTCCTTTACCACAGCGGGCAGAGGGGCACCTGTGCGGTGCAAAGAGGATTATTCATTACATAATACCAAATGATAATTCTCTTAAATACTCGATCCCCGTTGCTAGGTTATCAAATCTTACATCAATCATTTCATCGATGAATGGATGCATATGCTTGTCATCCGTTATAACGGCCACTATATGCTTTCGTTGATTGTATGCCCATGCAAGCTCACATATGCATCCTATTGATATATCACTTGTGAAACCATCTTCGATGATAGCGAATAATATATCCGATTGCGAGAGCATCCAGAAGTCGCGCCTCATATGATACTTCATTGAAAGAGCCACCTTGTCGGATCTTAATCTAATATAAGTATGATTATCTTTACCGACAGGTTGACCCGGAATAGCTGCCTCCTTTAACAGAATAGGTAGAAAAACTTTTAAGCCCGCCGACCTTAATTCATCAGCTATTGAGGATAACCTGTGTTTCACTACATCCCAGGGAAGTCCTGTTATCGGATGCGAAATATAAACAGATAGCTGACGAGTTGCAAATGTTGGACTTGTATTAACAGTTGCGGGTAATGAGTCATTAACGCCATATGTTGAACCTGTGTTATCTATATGTTTCCAATGTTCCTCTTTACATGGCATCTCGTAAGGATAATTGGGGATTATCTGAGGCCAACCGTCTTTTTCAGGATGTTTGCACATTCTCACCTCCCTTTTGGTATCTCCAATCTCTCTAATATATAATGATGCACATAATACTTGTCAAGGATATTTTTTATATTTATAGATACAGAATTTTTGTTAGATTTATTAAGCGCCCGCTTCAATATAAAAATATACATATCCTCATTAAAAAATATAATCAGCAATGGGGTTAAGCCCCGCACAATGGCATTATTCCATAGTTTGTCAAGGAGAGACTTCGTTACTCGAAAGCGCGGCTTCCCCGTACTCTTAACCTCGATAGCATACTCATCACTAACAACATCTACATCACCATGCGTAGAACCACTAGCTTTTGTAAACCTTCCTTTACATAAGGATCTAACTATTTCCTCGGCTTTTCTCCAGTTCATGATTATATGATTATGATATACTTGCCCCTAATGTTATTAAAAAATAAATTTAACTTAACAACACAAGAATTTTATATATCTGAATTCCTTTGCATAAATATATATTAAGGCTCCATCTCTCAGAGCATTTTTCAAATCAATGAAGCACCACTGCTTATCACCCACATTAATAAATCCATTACCACATATAAAATTACCACATTTAGGACATTTATTCACCAAGTATTGCACCTCCAATATCTCTTCTGGCGTTGCAGAATACTCTTGGTATATAGGAACACAGCAAGACTTTATTCTATAGAAAACAAATGGTGATGCGATAAGATATGGTGGTATAAAGTCAACATCTTCAATTGAGGCCGGCGCTTCAGAACCATCAAACGCATTAGTAGTTAATAAATAAATGTTAACTCCACCCATATTAAGAAGGGTGATCATATTATCAAAGAATTTATCATAATCAAAGTTAATAGCAGATTCTATTATCCTGTTAATGTTAGATGATATCGGCTTCAACTTTAGCTTTTTTGTATCTTTACTTTTAGAGAATATAATATAGTAATACATATTAATGTCCTTCATTCTTTTGAAATATCGAAACAACCCTGAATCGATGATTAGTTGAGCGAACAATACCTATTGTGCCAACCAATTTGTACATATCTTTCCTATACATAGGAAGAATTTGATCAAGCCAGCATAGGAAGCCACCGGGTTCCAATACAATCCACGCCTCCTTAACAACCTTGTTTCTATTTATCATAGGTGTGCCATAATGTTCAGCATCCTCAGCCGTATACGGTGGATCGGCAAGAATCAAATCGAATTTTTCTGGCGGGAAGTACATAGATAATTCATGTGCATCACCCACTACATCCGGGAATAAATCAGGGTTGATATCAAATGTCGTTTCGCACTCGCAATTCCATGTACCCTTCTCCACCTTCCCAGAGAACAAATGTAATATTTCTTTAGCATCGGGGAAGAGAGCATGAATCCTACGTAAGTACGACGGAGGATATTCACCATAATATTTTGCCTTTGAACTATAATTGTTGCCAATCATCCATATGCCATATAACCAACCATGTGATACAACGACGGGTGGGTATTTAGGAAATTCTTTGGCATAATTCTTTGCTCTCTCTTCCAGTGTCATATTTCTCCTTTCCATTTTA